GTTTTTTATTTACAAGAAAGAGGTTGCTATGAAAAAAGTAACTATATATTGCCCGGATTGTGGAAGAATTGCCGGACATTATGATGGGAGATCTACGATAGATCATCCGTGTAAATGTAAAAAATGCAATCATATTGTGATTTATCGCGTGGCAACAGGCGAAATTGAAACAAAGCCAATACCGAAACGCGCTTGCAGTAGTGGAGTTTTATTTATATGAACAAGCAGTATTTTCATGACCTTGTAAAAGGCAGATATGGAAGAAAAATTGCATATGCTAACGTAGAACAGATTACGGCAGATAATATCAGAAATGTTGTCGGAAACTGCATTGGTGCATTTTATTTCAATAAGACAGTCATTCGGTATCTGTGGAACTACTACAAGGGCGATCAGCCTGTATTGTACCGAACAAAGGTACAGAATGCGGATATAACCAATAAGGTGTCTGAAAACCATGCCTATGAGATTGTTCAATTCAAGGTTGGTCAGACTTACGGTGAGCCAATTCAGCTTATCAGTAGGAAAGACGATGACCGTATAAACAATGCGGTTGATGAATTTAACGATTATCTGACCGATGCTAATAAGCAGGAAAAGGACATTAAGGCAGGAGAATGGCAATCCGCAACCGGAACATCATTTAAGGCAGTGCAGATTACAAAAAATGAAGATATTCCATTTAGAATTGTTGCACCGACGCCAATGAATACGTTTGTTATCTACAGCCGTTCCACAGAAGAACCACTTTTAGCAATCCAAGAGCTTAAGGATGCCGATGGACAGATGTATAAACTCTGCTATACGGACTCTTACGAATGCAAGATTGTGAACGGAGAGGTTCGAGATTGGAAACTGCATGGCTTTGGCGGAATCCCGATTGTTGAGTTTCCGAACAACCATGAGCGCATTTCTGATATTGAGCTTGTAATCGGACTATTGGATGCAATCAACACAATGCAGTCAAATCGAATGGATGGTGTTGAGCAGTTTGTTCAGTTTTGGATAAAGTTTATAAATTGCGACATTGACCCGGAAACCTTTGAAAAAATGAAGATTTCCCATGCGCTGACCGTAAAATCCAACAATGAGCAGAATAAATCAGATGTTGACATTATGACACAAGAGTTGAATCAGACAGAGTGCCAAGTCGCAAAGGATGATTTGTGGGATAATGCACAGTCCATTCTTGCCATACCAAATAAGAACAACAATAATTCCGGTGGAGATACACAGGGGGCGGTTGAACTTAGAAACGGATGGGACTTCTCAAAGTCGAGAGCAAAACTGAAAGACCCAATTGTAAAGTCGGCTGAAAAAAGACTTGCGAAAGTTGTTTTGAATGTGATTCGTATACAGGATCACGATTTGGGATTGAGTTTGCGTGACTTTGATGTTCAGATTAACCATAGCCCACAAGACAATATGTATACCAAGTCGCAGACGCTATATCAGCTTTTACAAGCCGGTATTCATCCACTTGTGGCAATTAAATCTGTTGGACTTTGGGGAGATGCGGAAAAGACATTCCTGTTGTCAAAGCCATACTTAGATAATCTGTGGAAAACCATTGATGATGTAGAAGCGCAGGAACAGAAAGCACAAGAATTGATAAATAAAATGAATACAGATGGCACACAGAGCCAAATAAACAAAGATAAGACAGTCACCGAGTAATCGGCGGCTGTTTTTATTTTATAAAAATTCGCAAAGTTGTGAGCGTAAAAATCAACAATGTCGTTCGGTGTCGTTGCACCGTATAAAAATTCGTATGACATATCGGAGGTAATGAATGAAGAGAGAAGATCTGATTGCTATGGGATTAAGCGAGGAAAACGCGGACAAGATCATGGCAGATTACGGAAGTTCCGTACAGAGAGCCAAAGCAAAGGCTGACGAGTACAAGACAAAGGCTGACAAAGCTGAAGAGTTGCAGAAGCAACTCGATGATATCGAACAGGGAAAGCTCACGGAAGTCGAGCAAGCAAATAAGAACCTCGAAAAAGCCAATGCAAGAATCGCGGAACTTGAAAAAGCGCAGGCAATAGCCACGCAGAGAGCCGATGCCGCATCTAAATTTAATGTTACTGCAGAACAGGCAGCGCAGATTGTAAAAGACGATGGCAGCTTTGATTATGACGTTCTTGGAAAGATTATCTCTGAAAAAGAGACCGCTGCAGCACAAGCAAAGGAACAGGAGATTGCAAATGGCAGTACGAATCCGGGCGGTGGCACGGCTGGCGTTAATAAAGACAACGAAAAGACAGAAGCGGAAAAAGCCGCAGAGTCGATCGGAAAGACTTTAGCCGGAACGAATCAGGCGGCTAAGTCGGTAGTAGACAGTTATTTATCGTAAGGAGGTTTTAAAGATGAAGTTTACTGAAAAAAGTGTAACAACTCAGCTTGAAATTCTGAAAAGAAAATTAGGTGGCGAGCTGTTCGAGGAAATCAAACTTGATGATACCGCATTCACAGAAGGCGTGTGCAAGGCGGGAAGTCCAATCGCCGTAGATGGAAAGGTTGATAAGGAAACAAAGCCAATCGGAATTTTACTTACAGATGTTTATAAGGACGAGAACCCTAACGGAACAATCCTTAGAGCGTTTGGAGTTGTAAATTCTGCAAACATTCAGGCAAACACAGGAGAAGCTGTTGCAGAGGCAGTTAAGACAGCCCTTCCGTTAATTGTATTTGAATAGGAGGTAATACAGAATGAACATTAGAGATGTGTATAGTGCAAAAGCAATCGCGCTTGTAAACACAGAGGTAGCAAGCAATAAAATTGCGTATCTTGGTTCGGGATTATTCCCGGCTAAGAAGAAAATGGGACTTGATCTGAAATGGATTAAGACTTCCAAAGGGCTTCCGGTTTCTCTTGCACCATCAAATTTTGATGCAGTTTCAACGTTAAGAAGCCGTGAGGGATTCAAACTCACAGAAACAGAAATGGCTTTCTTCCGTGAATCAATGCTGATTAAAGAAGCTGACGAACAGGAAATTATGCGTGTACAGGACAGCACGGATCCGTATGCGTCAGATGTATTAAGCAGAATCTTTGATGATGCAAACACTCTTATTGACGGTGCTAACGTAGTGCCGGAGCGTATGATTATGCAGTTGCTTGCACCGGCTGATGGATCTCCAAAGATTTCCATTCAGGCAAATGGCGTAACCTACGCTTATAACTACGATCCGAGCAACACATACAAGACACACAACTTTGCAAACCTTGAGACCGCAACAGATAAGTGGGATGACCACGAAAATTCTGATCCACTTGACGATGTTTCTGTTGCCCTTGATGCAGTCGAATCAGAGACAGGAGAGAGACCTTCTATCATGATTGTTTCTCGTAAGACTATGGATCATCTTAAGCAGAATAAGAAGATTCGTTCCGCCATTCTTGCGCAGAATGCCACGGCAAACATCTTTATGAACGACAACCGTGTTAAAGAGGTATTCTCCAACGAACTCGGAATCAGCATTATTGTTTACTCTAAGCAGTACAAGAATGAAGCTGGTACGGCATCTAAGTTTTACCCAGACGGATTTGCAACGCTTATCCCAAGCGGAGCACTTGGAAATACATGGTACGGTACAACACCGGAAGAACGTACACTTATCGGAAAGCCTACAGCAGATGTTTCTATCGTAAACACAGGTGTTGCTGTTGCAATTTCCGTATCGGAAGATCCTGTACAGACTAAGACAACGGTTTCTGAAATCGTACTTCCGTCTTATGAAAGAATGGATAGCACCTATGTCATTAAGTGCTATTAGGAGGTGATCCTTTGGTTTACGAGTGCAAAACAAAATATAAGGGAAAGTGGTATATGCCAGGAGAGGAAGTGCCGGAGGAAAAATCTCAGGTACTTTCTGATTTTATGAATCCACCTGAAAACCCTATCACTTATACAAAGACCGAAATCAACAGAATGAGTACCGCAGACTTGCAAAAACTTGCCACAGAGCAGGGGATTGAAAATGCACAAGCGACAAGCGGTGCGGAACTGAAAGAAATTCTGATTGCAAAATTTAATCTGTAGGAGATCGCTTATGTCATACACACTTGTCGAACAAGTAAAGATTCGTTTAAAACAATTTCATATAGAAGAGGTAGAGGACGAAGCGACCGGAGAGAAGTCCGATAAAGTTGTGTTTGATGAAAAAGAGTGTAACCCTTTGATTGAACAGCTTTTAGAGCAGGCAAGAAAAGAGATTATCAGCAGACGGAACTATCCGGACACGTACACGCAAGACCAGATTGACAGTGATGTTAAGAACTATGAAAGCATTATGGTCAATTTGGCAGTGTACGACCGGTCGCAGGCAGGAGAAGCATACATGGCAAGTTTCTCCGAAAACGGTGTGAGCCGGACATGGAAAGACCGTGAAAGCCTTTTTGTTGGAGTGTTTCCGTTTGTAAAAGCAATGTAATTAAAGAAGATTGAGCGTGACCATTATGGTTGCAGGCGGCGCACATTAAGCGGTGGTGGGCAGTGCACCAAAAGGAGATTCAAATGAAAAGTATTTTGATTCAAACTTATCTTGTGGCACTTCCGATAGTGCTTGGATATATAGTTTGGCTTCTTAAGCAACAAAAGAAAAGCAGGGATGCGAACAGTAAAGGAACAATGCTCCTTTTGCGCGTCCAACTTATTGAATACCATGCAAAGTACACCAGAATCGGAGAAATACCGTCATATGCCTATCAAAACTTCTGCGAGATGTATGATGCGTACCATGCGTTAGGTGGAAATGGAATGGTTACGAAAATGAAACATGAGATTGAAGAGATTCATATAGGGAAAGGAGATAAAAGCCATGAGGAATTGGAAGGATTGGACTAAGAAAGCCGGCATCCGAGCAATCAAGACTGTTGCGCAGGCGGCGATTGCCGGAATTGGAACGGCGGCATTTATGGGTGCGGTGGATTGGAAATATGTTCTTTCTGCATCAGTCCTTGCCGGAGTGTTATCACTTCTGACGAGTGTTGCCGGAATTCCGGAGGAAAACATCAATGCTTGACATTAACAAGCAGGAAATGAAATATTCGCAATCCGGTCAGAGGGTATTCATCCCACAAACTGACGAAAATGGAGATATTGTCTATGAAGGGTACAAGGATTCCGATGGGAACTTTGTACCTTATTTAGATTCCAAAGGCAACAAGATTCCAAAAGGCGAGGAAGTTGAAGGGTTTTCAGAACCTTCAACATTCCAAGCCAATATCAGCAATAAGTTGTCGGAAGCCCTTGTGAAAGAATTTGGAATTGATGATAGTACATCATACTGTCAGCTTGTCACGGATAAAGGATATTTGCCACTGAAAGCCGGCGATGTGGTGTGGAAACGTTCGGAAGTAAAACGCACTGATGATGGACTTGTGGATTCAGAAACCGCAGACTATATCGTAAAAGGCGTTGCTGATGAAGGGTTGACCACGGATTTGTTTCTTCTTCGGAAGAATATTAAGTAGGTGATTGCATGGCAAAGAAAACTATTTCAATGACACTATCCACTAAGTCCATACAAGCCGCCATAAAGGAATTAGAAAAGTACCGCGATGGTTTGCAGGCTAAATGTGATTTACTTGTTTCTAGGCTTGCGCAGATAGGTCAGACGGTAGCAATACAACGCATATCTGAATCTCCATTAGGGAACACGATAACGGTAAGGGTAGATAAAGCACCACAGTTAATGACCTCAAATGCAATTCTGATAGCAACCGGAAAAACGGTAACGTCAGAAGATAGAGAGCCGTTCTACACTTTGTTGGCGGTAGAGTTTGGAGCCGGTATTTTTTATAACTCCAAAGAGAACCCGAAAGCACCGGAACTTGGATTCGGTGTCGGCACATATCCGGGGCAAATACACGCTTTTGAAGATGGTTGGTACTATTGGGATGATAAGACCGAAACATGGCGTTATACCCACGGTATCAAAGCCACAATGCCTATGTATAATGCAGAACAACAGATTATTCAACAGTATGTAAAGATTGCAAGGGAGGTATTCGGTGGAAAATGAGTTAAATAGTTGGGCGCTTGATTTTGAAGATACCTTATGTTCCCTTTTGAAATCGTACATGGAAAGCAAGGTAAAAGGAATTAAAGTGACGCAAGATGAAGAATCGGGCGGCACCGCAACATTCCCGACGCTTTTAGTCAGACAAATCGGTGGCACAGAAGCCGGACGAACCAATGAAGCAAAGACAATCAATGCAATTCGCCCAACATTTCAGATCACAATTACAAACAAAGGTTCAAGAAAAGCAACTAAGGACATCGCAACATATGCGGTGTCTTTTTTTAAGCAACAAATGTTTGAGGTATCAAATGTAATCCAAACAATTTCCAAGCAAGTGCGAACGGTTACATTCCGTGCAACTCGCGTAATTGGAAACATTGAGCATTTAGATCAGCTATAAGCAGAAAGGAAGTAGAAAATATGGCATCAACAAGTTATAAAACGCGTGTCATTGTAAAAGAGCACACGGACAAACAGGCTGACTTTGCAGGAACATACAATCTTTTGGTTGCTGCTAAGTCAGTTCCAAGTCCTGCATCACCACCAAACACTGTTGAATCAACCACAATGGAAGATGATCAGCAGACTTTTGAAAAAGGAATTAAGACTTCTGATTCAAGAGAAATCACAGGAAACCTTGAAAAAGAATATCTTTCAAAGGTGGATGGATATGGAGATAAAAAACTTGATATTATCCATCTGTACGGAACGGACGGTATCGGCGGTGTAGCGAAGTACGCATATGTAGGAACTGCAACAGCCACACCTAACGATGTAGGTGGAAACGATGAAATCCTTGAAATGACGGTAACAGTTATTCCAAGTACAGCATCAGAGCTTGTTACAGATAAGCTGACTGTCGTTGATAACAACGATGGAACATTCACCGTAACAGTGGTGGGGTAAAAAGCCTATCGGACGAGCAATCGACCGCACCGGTAGGCGAGGATGATCGGTCGATAGCAGAACTTGAAGCAATAAGATAAGCAACAATGGGGCGGTGGCAACACTGCCCCTTGCCAATATAGGGCAGAAAGGCAAGGTAAAACATGAAAGTTAAATTAGGTGGAAAAGAATATACAATTCAGTTTGCAACAAGACCATCGTTAAAATCACATATCTTACAGGATATTATGAAGACACAGGACATGGAAGATATTTCTTCTATGGAAGATATTCTTCTTGAAACACTTCCTAAGACGCTTCTTGTGGGATTGCAGATGCATCACAATGAAGAATTTGGATATGATTACAAAACAAACGATGGTTACGATGAGAAGCTTGAGAAGGTGTCTGACATTCTCTATGATGCGATTGATACAAACGAGATTAACTGCATGGATTTATTTGCTGATATGCAGGAGGAAATGATGACAAACGGTTTTTTAGCGCAGATGATGGAGTCATTGGAGAAAGCACAGGAGCAGGAGCAGGAGAAGAAAAAGACCCCATCCAAAGCGAAAGCCAAGAATTAACATGGGAATATTACGTTGCGGAAATCCGTCCATTTTACCTTATGGCAACGAAAGGCTACGGATTTTCCGTTGATGATATAGATATGATGAATCCAGAGTTGCTTAAGCCTTATGTGGATGCATATAAGACAGAATGGAAGCAACGCGATATGGAAATGTATATGTGGTTTGGCAGATATGCAACGTCAGCACTTGTGACAGCAATAGACGCGACATTCGGCAAGGGCAATAGTAAGTACGTGAAAGAAACTTGCTATGATTCCATCGAAAAACATAATACGGACGATCCCGATGCAGAGATACGAGAAATGCTTAAGGCAGAAGAAGCATGGGCGGCTGAATCAAGGAAATCACATTTACCAAAACCAAAGATAGTTTAAGAAAAGAGGTATTGCCATGGCAGTAATTATCGGAAGTGCGCGGCACGATGAACACGGAAACTGCTATTCTGGTGGAAAAGCCGGAGACCAGACCGGACAGGAAGTGTCTACGCAGAAGTTTTATAACCATTCTAAGGGATGGTACGTGCTAAGGGCGAAGGACGATAGGGTTGCGGAGAAGTTAGCCGAAGCTATGCAGATTGCATCTGACAACAAAAATATTGGCTATGACCAATCAGAACGCTACGGAGTCATTAAACATGGCATCAACACAAAGGTCAAGACGGAATGCGATTGTTCTTCTCTTGTACGTGCTTGTATTATCTATGCATCCGGCAAGGATGTGGGAGATTTCAATACATCTAATGAACGACCGGTAATTTTGAAATCCGGTTTGTTTGATGATATGGGTTCTTATCATGCAGGGTTTATTCTTCGCAACGGAGATATTCTTGTGACACGCACAAAAGGTCATACAGTGATTGTTGTAGGCGGCGCGAAGAAAAGCAAAGGAAAGTATTATCCGAAATATAAGGGAAACTCAAACTCAATCGTAGAAGCGTTAAAAGCGGTTGGGGAAGATGATGTATCGAAAGAACATCGTGCGGAAATCGCAAAAAAGAACGGATTTTCCAATTTTAAGTTTACATCAGAGGAAAATTCAAAGATGATTTCTCTTCTGAAAAAGGGAAAACTGAAAAAGTAATTCAAGGGCGGTAGGGGTCAAATCCTACCGCCTTTTTCTAAAACTAAATAAAGGAGGTGTAGCTGTTGGAATTAGAAACCTTAGAAATAAAAATCCAAGCACAGGCAAGACAGGCAAGTGGTCAGATAGATGCGCTTGTGACAAGGCTTGGAAGATTATCTTCCGCGCTTTCCGGGCTTAATACCGGGAATCTGAATAGCCTTGCCACAGGAGTAAACCGACTTGCAGGGGCAATGACGGCAATGCGTGGAATTGATACACGAACTTTTTCTGCGGTTGCAAGAAATATAAGCAAATTAGGCTCTATCAACAGCAGACAGATTAATGCCGCGGCTGGTTCTATGCGTCAGATTTCCAATGCATTAAAAGGGATTTCTGGAATGTCAGCATCTGTTAAGGGTCTGACCGAACTTGCATCTGCAATCAAACAGCTTGGCTACCAGAGTTCCACCAAGGCGATTGAAAATATTCCGAAACTTGCGGTTGCAATGCGTCAGCTTATGTCTGAACTGTCGAAAGCCCCTAGTGTAAGCCGGAATATTATTGACATGACAAACGCATTGGCAAAATTATCGCGTACCGGTGGAGCGGCAGGAAGTGCGGCAAGAAGCATTACAAGCTCATTTAGTGGATTTAGTTCAAGTGCATCCATGGTAACAAAGAAGTCATTTTCTCTTGCGTCTGCAATCGGAAAAGTGTATGCAACGTATTGGACTTTATTCCGAGCATTTAGACTACTTAGAGATGCTATTGACATATCATCCTCACTGACAGAGGTTGAGAACGTTGTAAGGCAGACATTCGGGCAGTATGAAAGCCTAATTAACAATTTCGCAAAAACATCAATTGAAAAATTTGGTATGTCTGAATTGTCTGCGAAACAGTTTGCAAGCCGTTTTCAAGCAATGGGAACTGCCCTTGATATTCCACAGGGGAAAATGGCAGATATGTCTATCCGGTTGACCGAATTAGCCGGAGATATGGCTTCATTCTACGATGTAAGTCAAGAAGATATTGCCAAGAGTTTGCAATCTGTATTTTCCGGTACTACGGCACCTATGCGGCGTTATGGTATCGACTTGACGCAGGCAACATTAAAGGAATGGGCATTAAAGCAAGGGCTTGATGCGAACATTTCCTCAATGACGCAGGCTGAAAAAGCCATGTTGCGTTATCAATATGTGCTTGCGCATACAACCAATATCACCGGAGACTTTGCCAGAACAGCCGATACATGGCATAACCAGATAACCATGCTTAAAGAGAACTTCAAAGCACTTGGAGCGGTCGTTGGTGGTGGTTTAATCAACGCATTTAAGCCATTTATCAAGGCACTTAATTCAGTTCTGCAGAAGGTGATTTCTTTTGCGGAAATGGTAACAAACGCTTTAGGTTCTATCTTCGGATGGAAGTATGAAGCAAGCAAAGGAGCAGGAATCAGCGGTCTTGCTGATGATATTGGAAGCGCATCTGATGGCATGGACGATTTAAGTAATGCCGCAGGAAGCGCAGGGAAAAACACAGGCGATGTCGCAAAGAATGCCAAGAAAGCAAAAAAGGAAATCCAACAGGCAACTCGTGCATTTGATGAATTAAAGGTTATTTCAAAGCAGAGTAAAGACAAAAAATCCGGTTCGGGGAATAAAGGTTCTGGTTCAGGTGGTTCAGGTGCTGGTGGCGGAACCGGTGCTGGTGGTGGATTGGTTCAGACCGACACGATTTTTAAGAAATTCAAAAGCGACATCAAAGACCTTGAAGGACTTGGAAAAGCAATTTCCGGTGCGTTAATTAACGCAATGAAAAAAATTAAATGGAAAAAGGTGTATGCAAAAGCTGAAGGTTTTGGAAGGGGATTAGCCCAATTCCTTAATGGACTGTTTGAGGGGCAGAAAGGCACAACGCTTTTCGGAGAAACCGGAAAACTGATTGCAAATTCATTAAACACGGTGCTTCATGGTTTAGATTCGTTTGGAACAACGTTTAATTGGAAACAATTTGGAAATTCAATCGCAGACGGAATCAACAAGTTTTTCCAAAACTTTGACTTTGCATTATTGGCTCAAACGCTTAACACATGGGCGCAAGGCGTGTTTGATGCAGTTACGACAGCATTAAGTAAAATTTCTTGGAAGGATATTTGGAACGGAGCAAAAGAGTTTTTAAACAACTTAGATGTAGAGACGGTCGCAATTATCATCGGTGCAGTAACAATCAAGAAAATCGGAAAAGTTATATTTGGCGCAGGTATTTTAAGCAAGCTCGGATTGTTAATTAAGGGCGGAATAGTCAGTGCAATCGTTTCTGCACTTGGCGCAGAAAAAGGAACTTCAATAGGAGCGGCACTTTTTGGTGCAATTAAGCGTGGAATATCCGGATTTGCTACCAAAATAGGACTTGTTATCGAAGGACTATTTAGTGGAATGAATTTTAGTGAAGCTCTGGCGAGTGTATTTGGTGGTTCTGCTTCTACTATATCGTCAGTTGCATCAGCTATCGGAGGAATAGTTTCCGTTGTAACAGGAGCATTTACGGCAATATATAATTTTGTGCAAATGCTTAAAAATGGATTTAGCTGGTTAAACGAAGCGTTGATGGTTGTTGGAGTTGCAATAACAACCATCGGTGTAATAATTTTAGCACCAATAGAGGGCATTGGAATTGCGATAGCTGCTCTTGTAGGGGCAATCGTTGCGTCTGTTGCTACAATAACTGTTTTGGTCAAGGAACATTGGGAAGAAATCAAAGGAATATTTTCAAAGGTTGGAGAGTGGTTTAATACAAACGTAATTACCCCTGTGGTCGGATTCTTTAAAGGAATGTATTCGAAAGTATCTGGATTTTTCAGTAATTTGTGGAAAAGCATATCCAACGTGTGGAAAGGAGTGTCGGGGTGGTTTAATAAAACCGTAATAGAACCGGTAGTTGGATTTTTCAAAGGATTCTATACAAGAGTATCACAAATATTTAAGGGCCTATGGATTATTGTTAAGGCGGTATGGATTGTTGTTTCTGATTGGTTCAAATCAAAGGTAATAGGGCCAATAAAGAAGAATTTTGAATTATTGAAATCGGCAGTATCAACCGCATTCAAGGTTCTATGGACAACTGTGAAATCGGTATGGACGGTGGTTTCCGGTTGGTTTAAGGAGCATGTTACAACACCTATTAAGAATGCTTTTAGTTCAGCAAAAGAATCTATTCAGAAAGCATTTAGTGCGGCAAAGACAGCGATAACCGGTGTGTGGAATAGTGTTTCTAGTTGGTTTAAAGAACATGTAACCACCCCGATAAAAAACGCTTTCTCGAAGATGAAAGAAAGTGTAGCTGGAATATTCGGCAATTTATGGAAGAGCGTAAAAAGTGGTGTTTCCGGGGCGATGAACAGTGTAATTGCAAGAATTGAAAGCGCAATAAACTCACTGATACGCGGAGTAAATAAAGTGCTAAGCGGATTTAATAACGTTGTGTCGGTTGCCGCTAAAGTAGCAGGAGTTGATTGGAGCGGTGTCGATCTCGTTAAGGAAGTAAAACTTCCTAGAGTAAAGGCATATGCAACAGGTGGCTTCATGGACAAATATAGCATAGCAACTGTTGGAGAAAACGGACTCCCGGAACTTATGGGAACGGTAGGAGGTAAGCCGGCGGTTGCAGGAAGCCAAGAGATTACCGGAATCAAAGATGCCATCAATTCAACATCTGCGCAAGAGGTTTCCTTATTACGACAGCAAAATCAGTTATTACAAGCTATTTTACAGAAAAATTTCGGAATTACTACAAGCGACATAGGAAAAGCCGCAAGGGATTATGGTAGAGAACATTACAATCGAACCGGAGACAATGTATATGTTTTTTAGTGACTTCTATAATTGAACGTGATATAATTCTAAATAAATCATATCACAAGAAAGGAGTCATTATGAGAAGCACAAAAAGATTATTAGTAGCGATTGGGTTGGCATTTGCCGTTTTGGTTTCGGCTATGCCAATCCAAAATGCAGATGGGAAACAGATTGTTGCGCAGGCGGCAATTGTTAAGCTGAACAAAAAAGCAATCACGCTTGACGTTGGTAGTACACAGAAGTTAAAAGTTACCGGAACGAAAGCAAAGGTAAAGTGGCGTTCTACAAAATCAAGAATTGCAAAGGTAAGCAAAAGTGGCGTTGTTACCGCAGTATCATCGGGTAGCGCAACAATCAAGGCTAAAGTCGGAAAGAAAGTGATGTCTTGCAAAGTAACCGTGAAAGAGAAAATCAACAGACTTGCATACGAAGATTCGAACATTAGGGTTTACTTTACAGGGATAAAGAAGGGAACATACCCGGACGAACTTATAGCTTGCTTGACAATCGAAAATATTACAGACAATAATATTACGGTTAATTCCGACACATCATCAGTAAATGATGTTATGGCGGAAGGAACGTTATATCAAGAACTCTCTCCGCATAAGAAAGCCTATACAACATGGTGGACAATGGATGATAACATTGTGAGTTTGCCAATAAAGAATGTTGACAACATACAGCTATCGCTCGTTGTATGGAATGAAGATTCGGAAGACTCTGACTATTATGTGACAGATTCTTTTGGGTTACTAAAATGAGTTAAATGATTTTTAGGAGGAATTCGATTATGAAACAAAGTGGATGGGGAATTGCATCTTTAGTGTGCGGAATAGCAGGCGTTTTGTTAGCGTGCGTTGTCATCGGAATATTTCCGGCAATAGTTGGAATTGTATTTGCGATTATAGCACTTGCGCAGAAAAACAGGGGGCATGGAACGGCTATAGGCGGTTTGGTATGTTCAATAGTCGGCATTATTATTTTCTTTTTAGCAATGTTTGTATTCACAAGCGATGATACGAATGATACGCCTAAAAAAATATCATCGAATGAAGAAGCGCAAACTCAAGCAACGGAAGAAAAGGTTAATGAACCATTTAAAGTTGGAGATACTGTTGAGACGGAAGATTTGAGGATTACGTTTTTGAAAGCCGAGCCGTACACAGAAGAATACGACGATCCAGCAAAAGGACATGAGTTTTACAAATTTGAGTTTGAATTTGTAAATATTTCAGATTCGGATCAATGTGTTTCTTCTTTGGATTTCAACTGTTATGCGGATGGATATGATATGGAAAGCGCATATTCAAGCAAGGATAAAGATTTGGATGCAACATTATCAGCCGGAAAGAAAACAAAAGGTGTTGTATGCTTTGAAATCCCAAAGGATGCCAAAGATATTTCTCTTGAATATGAAACAAACTATTGGAACGAATCAAAGGTATGCTTTGAAGTTAAAAAGTAAATGATATTTAAGCCGTGGAAACACGGCTTATTTTATTGGCATCTACCAAACGGTAGGTGCTATTTTTATACCCATTTTTAGGAGGTAAACGATGGGATATGGCGGATATTTAGTAAAGTTTGGTAATTATACCATACCGAACAATTTAATAAAGCAGGACACGTTTAGTTCCTATGTAAATATGCAGGACAAAGACCCATGGACGGATGAAAACGGATATGAGCATCGTGATGCCGTGGAACTGAAAGCCTTAAAGGTTGAGTTTGAAACCAAAGCCATGCTGACCGAAAAGCAGTTTGATGATTTTTGGAAGAACATCGAAAAGAACTATACCAAGGCAAAGGAGCGCGGTGGATATATCACGGCATACGTGCCGGAGAAACGCGGATATGTGACACAGTACGGATATATCGCTGATATTCAGCCAACGTTCTATTCTGTGGCACATGGGAAGATAAAATATGACGCAATCAAATTTTCGTTTGTAGGTGGTGTATATGATAAATAGCAGTTTGAAAGAAAAGTATTGGGATTCCTCGACAGATAAACAGATGGTCATATCTGTTGTTGGAACGAATCAGAAAATAGACAATTCGATGCTTGAAATCGGTACGTTTGCGCTTGAAGAAAGTCTTTGTTCGGAGTCTGAATTAAAATTTGGAGCGTGCGAAGCGAATTGCGTAAAATTCACAGCACGAAACACCGCGGGAAACATTATCGGAAGGACAATCTCTATCGAAGAAACGATTGACGGAGATAGCGAAAATCCGATGCCATACGGAGTTTTTAAGGTTGCATCCGATGTTCCTACGGCTGACCGAACAAAACGGCAGATTACGGCATATGACGCTATGTATGACATTATCAATACGGATGTAAAGTCTTGGTATGCAGGACTTAGCTTTCCAATGACGCTTAAGCAGTTCCGCGATAGCTTTTTTGCACATCTTGGAATTGCGCAAGTTGAAACAAACCTTGTCAATGATTCCATGACGGTCAATAAGACGATTGTAGCAACACAGACGGACGATTCAAGCGCGGTCACAGAAGAGTCCGCTATCAGTGGAAAAACCGTTGTAACGGCAATCTGTGAGATTAACGGATGCTTTGGTAATATCAACCGAGAGGGCAAGTTTGAGTATGTCTTTCTGAAAGCAATCACAAGCGCACTTTATCCGGCAGAAGATTTATTCCCATCTGACAATTTATTTCCGTCTGACGCAAATACAGAGTCCATGACCGGACACTATATCACGTTTGATTATGAGGACTTCCAAAGCAAGGCAATCACACAGCTTGAAATCAAGACAAGTGAAGATAATGCCGGTGCTATTGTTGGAACTGCCGGAAACAACTATTCGATTACAGGAAACTTTCTTGTATCAGACAAGACCGGAGCGGAGCTGGAACAGATTGCAAACAATTTGTTGCCAATTATGAAACAGGCGGCATACACACCGATTAAAAGTTGCACCTGTGTCGGAAATCCATGTCTGACACTTGGGGAACCAATCCGATTCAATACCACGAGAGAGATTGTTGAAACGTATCTATTGCAACGCACTTTAACCGGAGTACAAAGCAAGAGAGATTCAATCTCGGCACAGGGAACGCAGACGCACTCTGCAAAGGTTAATTCTATCAGAGATACGATTGAAAGCGTGGAAAGACGTACCGGAAAGTTAGAGAAAAACGCAGACCATCTTCAATCCACGTATGAGGATTTAGAGGACCAGACAAATACAAAGTTTGAGCAGACCGCAAAAAGCATTTCCGCAGAAGTCGACCGTGCACAAAAAGCAGAAGGACAATTAGACGCATCATTAGAATTGAAGTTAGGCAGAGATGAGAACGACCAAGTTGTTTCTATGATTAACGCAAGTGCAGACCAAATTGTGTTGCGAGGAAACAGATTGATTGTAGAATGTAGCAATTTCGAGCTGGACGCTCTTGGACGAGTACATATAGTAGACTCTCTGCTTTTTGACAGTGGCGATGCATATGGGGTAGAGATATTAGGGCATGACGGAAGAAATAATGCACTATTGCAGAATGTTATGTTGGACTTATCGTCTGTTACTGACGCAAATGGAGAAAACTTGGCGACAGAAAGTTATGTTGACCAATCTATTCCCAATATTCCGGTAAAAAATATAACGGCTTATCCAACAGGAACAACTAGCGGAGCAATCAAAAAGGCAATTCGATTTTTAAATGTGGTTGGTGGAGACAACGGAACATATCAAATTCATGGCGAAGTATATACGATTGACACCGGGTCTGATAGAAGAATCAAGGACCACATAACTGATTTGCCGGAAGAATTAGAAGCCGCTTATCTAAACCTACATCCTGTTAAATTTAGATATAAGCCTGGGCTTAAATCCTCTGATAGCAGGCAATACCATTACGGCTTTATCTCACAGGAATTAGAAAAAGCCTTGTTAGATGTTGGAATTAGGGAACACGATACGTCATTATATGAATATCTTCCGGTTGATACGGATGAACACGTTGATTTATATGTCGATGATAAGTTGCATCACGTTAATTATCGCGAGCTTCATGCTATGCATGTTCAGATGATTCAAAAACAACAAAAGGAAATCGAAAAGTTAAAGCAAGAAAACAAAAATTTGAGTGAACAGATGAAAGACTTTGAACAACGATTATCCGCACTAGAAAGGAAGTGATTTGATGGCATATCAGAAAATCTATAGCCGTGAGCATTGGGAGAATTTTCCAAGTGAAAAAACCGCAATCAATCGAGATAGGCTGAACAACATAGAGGGCGGCATTGATGCAATCGACGATCGTGTGTGTGCACTTGATACCACAAAAGTTGACTTGACCAAAGCTAACGAACTTGTAAAGGAAATACTTTGGGATGAATCCAACGGAACGCTGACGGTCGTTAAGATGAACGGTTCCAAGGCGGTCATTGATACCAAACTTGAAAAGTTGGCGGTCAACTTCAAGTACAATCCGCAGACGCAACAGCTGATTATTACACTTGATGATGGCACCACTCAGAAAGTTGATTTGTCTGCGCTGATTACAGAATATGAATTTCTTGATTCCGATACGATCGCTTTTGAACTTACATCTGACGGAAAAGTCAAGGCGATAGTGAAAGAGGGAAGTATCCAAGAAAGGCATCTGCGTCCGGATTATCTTGCAGATATTAAAGTGGAATCTTCCAAGGCTGTAAATTCTGCAACTAATGCAAAAACATCCGAAACCAACGCAGCAAAATCCGCCACAGATGCCAAGGACAGCGCAGACCGAGCGCAGGGAATCGAAAACGAGATTAACAAGAAACTCACAATGACAGAATTTGATGTGAATGAGGATGGGGAGTTGATTTACATGGACAATGCGGCATATAACTTTTTCGTTGACAATGACGGAAATTTGAATTGGGAGGTGGCTTAGAATGGCTATAGCAGGAAGAGTAGCAATTGTACCAAAAGGTGATTGGAGCGCAGAGACGGAGTATAAGAGACTTGATGAGGTAACATATAATAACACAATGTTCATAGCAAAAAAAGCTGTACCGAAGGGGACGTTACCCACAAATGCAGAATATTGGTCGAAGTCGATTGTGGGTGGTGTTGGTGCAATCGCAACGAAAGAAGATGCCGGAATTGTGAAACCGGCAGACGGACTTTCGATTGCAGAAGATGGAACCCTTAAGGTAAGCATTGATGGCGCAACGCTTACAATGGATCAGGTCAACAACGTTATTAAGTTGGCTGACACTTTAAAAGAGAAGATCAATGGGGCGTTCCCTGCAGCGAATGTGGTAAACAATCAGACAACGACTGTGGCGGGATTTGCACTGGACGCAAGGCAGGCGAACCCGAATATAAACGGCACGTTGGCCAAGCAGATAAGTGATTTAAACGGCAGTTTAAAAAATGTCGCTACTAAAAATGATATAAGTGCATTAAACCCATCTGCTGACATTAAACTATACACTGGTTTTTCCATCGGCAGATTGGGTATGGGTTGGTATAGATTTGCAGAAATTATTTTTAACTCCGAAGCTGGTGCTAAAGGTGCAGGTTCAAATTTTATAGAAATTTTAATAAACCAAATATGGAACAGTCAAGTTGGGTGTTTTCACAAAGTAAAAATAGTTCTTGTACATTCTGACAAAGCCAAAATTTCTAGTTCAGGTATTGGAACACTTAATTTAGAAAAAGTTAGAGTTGTTAGAAAATCTAATATTTTGTATTTTGATGTATTCAGTAGAGGGTATGATAATGGAACACATACATTGTTGAATATTTCAATGGCCAATATTATTATCTCTGCAAAAGCCTATAGTAATTGCAAAATTGTCCCTGAAACATCTGATGGAGAAGTAGTTGTGTGCAGCGTTGAGCTTGCAAACAATATATAAAATCATGAATCTTTGATAATCGTAATCCATCCACTAGCCACATTGTTACCATTACCAATGGGCTATATGATGTTTTCGACATCAAAGCTAGATATTACAGTATACTAAACGAAATATACCACTCATCTTTTGTCTATGTAAGTGGAATCAGGTTAAATCCGTAACCAGCGGTATTCCATGAGCACCTAAATGTTGCATTTGATAAATTTTCTGACGAAAATGTAACCGGAAAACTTGTTAGTGTATCAATAATTTTTATTGCATCAAACGTATAATTTGTTGAATTAATTAAATAAAGTGCACAACCTAAGCTTCCACCTTGAAAGATTAAAGCAATTGCAACGCCACCGTATGATACCGTTACACCATTATCAGACGAATCAGTATATGAAATTTTAATACATTTTCTAAATCGCTCAATTAAACTGCCGTTTAAGAAAATATATCGAACAAATATTCGAACGTAACTTATAAATCATTTTTATAGAAAGGAATTAAAAACATGGATAAAATAATTTTGAAAAACAAAACAGAATTTGAAATTGCCGAAGGAGCGAGTCTCGGCAATATTCAGATTCAGTCGAAAGACTTTGATGGAATCAAGTCAATCACAGATGCCTTCTCGGAAGAGAACATCTCAAAGGTCACATTTACACACAATGATCAGATCTCCGGCGAGTATGATGATCTTAAGTGCGAGGGATTCTCATATATGCCTAACATGGGCGAAGATGGCACAGAAGATGGTACATACACAGTAACCGTTAATCTGAGAACCAAGACCGAGATGGAGAAAGCCATTGATGAACTTAAAGCCGGGCATGAGTCCAATGCCGGAGCAATTCAGGATCTTGCAGATATGGTAGCAGGAGGTGAAGCATAATGGTTAAATTTTACGTAAGACGTATTCTGGTAGACAAGAAAATGACGATTGATGAAGTGCCGATGCGTTGGCGCGCAAAAGTGCAAGAAGAGATTGAGAAACAGCTTTCCGCTTCTCTGTAATGACATTTTCTGTCGAAACTTGCGACCGAAAAATGTTGAAATCATTCGCATTACAGTGATACTATGGACTTGTCCGAAAGGACACTTCAAGTTCTGGCATGGGTGGGGTTTGGCATGGCTCCGCCCATAATTGGGGATTGACTATGCCGAACATACGTTCTATAATATTTGTATCGCTACATAGGGCACATGATTGGGGGTTTTTATGGTGGGAGAAGTAAAAACAAAAGAGACTTACAAAGAAGAAATTACAACTATGATAAAAGAAATTGAAGATTATAAGATTTTACGAATTTTGCATGAATTTGTAAAAGCTGGGTTAAAAGAAGAAAAAGCAGGGCGTTGAACCCTGCCTTTCTTTTAGAATATAAATTTTTCGAAAAATTCACATAACAATTCTTTTTTGCTTACCGGCAATCTGCTATATTCAATAATAATTTTTTTGAAACGTTCATCATTCATTCCAATATTTAATGCAACACTTGAAAATTCTTCGTCAACAGGTTTATTAATGCGCGGGTCTATTAAATCTGTTTTCCCGATTTTGAAATAATCAGCCAATGCCTGAAGCTTTCCTGACCTTGGAAATGATTTTCCGGTACACCACATATTTAAAGTTGTTGGGTTAATACCTAAATCTTTTGCAACATCTATTTGCTGTTTTTGATTTAATCCAATATAGTATCTTAAATTTTCAGCAAACACTTCTTTTTGGATATCGTCTACATCCATTTCATTAAATTGATTTTCGTTATCCATTTCTTCTGTCCTCCTTTCTGATTGTATTATAAACCAATAAAATAAAAAATTCAATATCAAATCCAATAAATTTGAACTTTGGTGTTGACAATCCAAAATAATTGGATTATTATTAAACCATCAAATATGAAAGGAGAGAAAAAAGATGCCTAGAATTTCATTAGAAGCAGTTCGCGTAAATGCGAAAATGACACAAAAGGAATGGGCTGAAATGCTTGGTGTATCTAATACAACCGTGGTTAATTGGGAAAAGGGCAAAACCGAGCCTAGTTTATCACAGTTAAAAACCATGAGCAAATTATCTGGTATTCCGATGGATTTTATTTTTGTGCCAGATACATCCAATTAAATTGAATTATTGAGAAAGGAAGCGAGTGAGGACATGAAAGAAATTAAATCCGTGAATGATTTGGTTGTTGTTCCGGTTTCCTATTTCAATGGAATGGAAAAGGAATTGCAGAAGATTTTAAACAAAGTGGATATTCATGATATGGATGTCATGGAACAGGTTCTCCATATGCGGAAATGGCTGAAAACCAAAACCGTATATGAAGAAACAAAGAGATTATATCCTAATCTCCGTTTGGAAAATATTCATTTGCTTTTACCACAAGAAGAAGAGAGTTCTTGTGAGTGTACTGATAGAACAGACAGTGAATAGATTCTGCTGTTGTGTCGCATAGCGGATTGCCAAACGTTTCAGGAACATTTAGTTCCCAACAGAAATTATTTATATTTGCGAACGTTATATCATTTTCGGCTAATATCTTTGCCATCTTTTCGCGGTCGCAGGATATTGTAGAAAAATCGCAAATTAAAAAGTATTTCAAATTGTATCACCTCCCTTATTTGATGATAAGGGAATTATACCACAGAAAGGAGAGCTATGAACGAATTACAGATTTTTAATAATGAAGAGTTCGGAGAAGTCCGAATGGCAGAGATTAATGGAAAACCGTATTTTGTAGCAACAGATGTTGCAACCGCACTTGGTTATACGAACCCACGCAAAGCGATTAGTGACCATTGCAAGGGGGTAACAAAACGTGACACCCCTACATCTAGTGGAGTGCAACAGATGTCATACATAAATGAGGGGGATTTATACCGACTCATTATGAAATCAAAATTACCTAGCGCAGAGAAGTTTGAAAAATGGGTAATGGAAGAAGTCCTTCCGTCAATCCGTGAGAATGGCGGTTACATAGCAGGGCAGGAAACCTTATCTGACGAAGAGTTGCTTTCCAAGGCACTTATGGTGGCACAACGAAAGATTGACGAAAAGAACAACATTATTGCCATGCAGGACTCACGAATCCAAGGAATGATACCTAAAGAGATTTTCGCTGATGCGGTATCAGCAAGTCATACATCAATCCTCATTGGAGATTTGGCAAAGCTGATTTGTCAGAATGGTGTGCAAATCGGACAGAAGCGGTTGTTTGAGTGGTTACGAGAGAATAACTTCCTTATTAAAAGCGGTACTTCTAGGAATATGCCAAAACAGAGATATGTCGAACAGGGATTGTTCGAGGTTAAAGAAAGTAACATTCAGAATCCAGACGGTTCAGTAAGAATCACAAAGACAACGAAAGTTACCGGAAAAGGACAGGTTTACTTTGTAAACAAATTTCTGAAAGGAGCATGGGAATGATATACCAGGTTATTAAATATGTCAGCTTTTTAATTGGAATGGTTACTTGTTGCTTCCTTGATTCATCTGATTCGGTTATCAACGCTCCGACAGTCATTGCATTTGTATGCTTTGCAACAACACTGATTGCAGAGATAAAGATAACCATTGACCTGTCAAGAGAGGAAACAAACCGCAGAATACGAGAAAGGAGAAAGCAGATTGAAAAATGCTCATGGTAAGCATGACTATTAGTGGCATCCGTTGTAGCGATTATGAAAGAAAAGCTTTAGTTGCACTGATGCAGGGCAAAGGCAAGAAGAAACAAGACGATAAAGAGGAATTTGAAAAGGTTCTTGACAGAGAAATGGAAAGGAGAAGCAATGGAGAACAAAATAACACTGATCGGTGATGTTGTATCAGCACCAAGGGAAAGCCATAAATCAAGCGGTAAGATTTTTTATAAATTTTTCATCGGAGTCGAAAGAAGAAGCGGTGTTGCAGATATTCTTCCGGTACTGTTTGATGAAAAGGTCAGTGATGCAGGGATTAGCGGAACGGTATGTGTCAGTGGGAAGATAATTACTAGACTCGTGAGAACAGGATCCGGAGAAGCCATTCTTATGTATGTTATGGCGGATACAATCACAAAGCCAGAGGATGATAGTCCTTTGAATGAAGTAAGTCTTGAGGGCATTATCGAGGAAAAGAAGCTTAGAGAAACACCGCTTGGTCGTAAAATCTGTGATGTGAAACTCAAAAACGTAAGAGAAAACGGAAAAGAGGATTTGATCACTTGTATCGCATGGGGAAAGGGTGCAGAGTATACGGACTCACTTGCTTTAGGAGATAGGGTAAGCACATACGGAAGATTACAGAGCCGGAGATATAAGAAAACGTGTAAAGATGGTCGCGTTGTGGAAAAAGTTACATATGAGTTATCAATAAAAGGAATCGTGGGGGTGTAGAATAATGCGAATGATTTTGAAATCGTTACATATGGAGAATTTCAAAGGTATTAAGAGCCTTGATGTGAATTTCTCAAATAAGACAAGTATTAAAGGACAGAATGCAGTAGGAAAGACAACGATCTTTGATGCATTTACATGGTTGCTTTTCAACAAGAACAGTGCAGGCGAGGAAAAATTCAATGTCAGACCATTGGATAAGGATGGACACCGCATTGATAACGTGGAAATCGAGGTTATTGGCGTTATTGAAGTTGATGGCAAAGAAGTGGAACTTTCCAAGGTTCAGAAGCAGAATTGGGTTAAGAAGCGTGGAACCGACACCGTTACTTTGCAAGGCAATGTCAATTCATTTGAGATTGACGGATATCCAAAGAGTGAAGCTGAATTTAAGGCTTATGTTTCCGGTCTGGCGCAGAGCGAGGAAATGTTCAAAATGCTGACCAATCCGCAGTATTTCTCTTCTTTGAAATGGAAAGATCAGCGCGATATTCTGATGAAACTTGTTGCTGAGGTTTCCGATGTGGAACTGGCACAGACCGATGCCAAGTATGCACCGCTGATTGATGAATTGGAGAAAGCGCCATCTACAGATGATATTCGCGCCAAGTTTTCCAAAGCGTTATCCGAATGGAAGAAGAAACAGGCTGAAATCCCGGTGCGCATTGATGAAGCCGAAAAATCCAAGATTGATGTGGATGTGGCAGAGCAGGAGTTGTTAAAGGCTGACCTGGAGCGGAAGATTGAAGCGGTTAACGATCGTATGGAAAATGCCGGAACCGAGATTGGCAGACTCCGTGGAAAAGAAATGCAGTTGCAATTTGATATGTCCGGCATTATGCAGGTCATGAATGACGAACTTTCCGCAAAACGTAGAGGTCTTGACAGTGCCAAGGATGATGCAACACGAGAGTTCAATGACTTACATAATCAGATTCAGTCTGCGGAAAATCAGATCAAGACAAATGAGAAGACAATTTCCGATACAGATGCAGAGCGGAAAAATCTTGGTGTTGAATACAATGCAGAATTTTCCAAGGCATTTGATGAAATGCCATATCTCTTTGATGAATCCAAGTGGGTATTCAACGAAAATAGCACTGTTTGTTCATTATGCGGGCAGCAGTTACCGGCTAATAAGATTGAGCAGTTAAAGGCTGATTTTGAGCAGAAAAAGGCAGATGCCAAGGCACGTGCCACCAAGCAGTTAGAGGATGAACGCAAAGCATTTGATGATGCAAAGGGCGCAAAACTTAAAGGTCTGATTGACAAGGGCAACGCTTGCGAGGCTGATATTGAGCGATTGACAAAGGAAAACGCCAAGTTGCAGGAAGATATTGTGGCACTCAAAGAGCAGGAATCCAAGGCACTTGCAAAGCAGAATGATTATGCAAAGCAGTTATCCGAGATCCCGGCAGAAGCTGATTATTCGCAGAATGAAGAGTATGTGAAGCTGAAAGCGGAACAGGACGAAGTCCTTGCCGATATTGCCAAATTGGAATCCACGGGAGCAGATAAGGTTGTTGATGACTTAAAAGCAGAGAAAAAGGACTTGCAGGAACAACTTGACGAAGTGAACGGAATCATTGCTAAGGCATCTATGAATGTTGAAATTGATGAGAGAATCACACAGCTGCAGACAGAGCAGAAAGAAATCGGGCAGAAAGTTGCCGACCAGGAACAGATGCTTTACCTCTTGGAAGAGTTCATGCGCTTCAAGCTGAATAAGGTTTCTGAATCCATCAATAGCCATTTCAAGACAGTTAATTTCAAACTCTTTGAAATGCAGTTAAATGGCGGCATGAAAGATTGCTGTGAGTGTACCGTGAATGGCGTACCGTATTCGACTTTGAATAGCGGTCACAGAATCATAGCAGGACTGGATATTATCAGTTCCCTTAGCGAGTTATACGGTGTAAGCGTGCCGATTTTCATAGATAACGCCGAATCGCTGAATGAGTTCAATGTGCCGGATATGGACGCACAGTTAATTCTTTTGAGCGTAACAGAGGACAAGCAGTTGAAAGTGGAGGGTGCGTAGAATGTCAAGAATAGGGACAAAAAATAACATCACACAGCCGGATGCGCGGTGCATGTCATGCAAGCGTTGGAAGAACGCAAATAAAGGGTTTTGGGGAGGAGACGGACATTGTTCTCTTCCGTATTGCGAAAAAGATGCGAGGAATAAAGGAAAGAGAGGTTACAGATAAATGGATGATATTGAAAAATTGAAGGCTGAAAACTCGGATTTGCGAACAAAGGTAGATGAACTTATGAGTAATAAATATTGCCTTGAAGAAAAACTTGGAAAAGTCTCAGAAACAAACGAAAGACTTTTGCGTATTCTTGAAAATTTGTCAAATGGATATGTGAAAAAGGAGGGTTAATGATGCATTATATTAAAGCAAAATTTCCAAACAGCACCAGAAGTTATACATACCGCACCGAGGATTCCGTAAAAGCCGGTGACACGGTTGTAAATGCCAATGGTGCAAAGCTGACCGTTACGGATGAAACCGTGGATATGAAGTGGGTGGATACCTACGGTGCTGATAAGGTGGCAGTTGTGAAGAAGTATGAAGAAAGCGAGGAATAGATATGGTTATCAAAACAAAGAGATTTTATGTAAATCTTAAGTCATGCAAGGTTGAACTTAAGAAAGAGGGTGCTGATTACCTTGTGGTAGTTGACGGCAATGTGTACGCAAAGACTCCAAACGAGTTGTATGCGGTGCAGAAATTTAACGAGATTTAAGAAAGCGAGGAATAGAAATGATTAAATCAGATTTAGGAACAATAGAAGTAGACGGAAGAGAGCCGGTTATCATGGCTGAATTTATAACTCTTTTAGTAGCATTAAGGAATGCTCTCGGAGAGGAGAAATACAACCGTGCTTTGCAGAGAGCAAATGATAGTGTGGAGTCCAAGAAAGACACAGAAACATTGAAAAATGAAGAAAAAGAACGCATGGCAGAAGTTATCAAAGCTATTTTAAGCGGAATGGAGGAAAAATAATTATGGCAGAGAACACAGAATTAGTAAAGGCAGAAGAAAAGACAGAGGTTGCAACACACAATAACAAGGTTACCGATTACAGCCTTGGAATTTTCGGAACATCCGACAATTTCATCATGGCTATGCAGATGGCAAAAGCGTTAGCCGAGTCAACAATAGTTCCGCAGACGTATCAGAAAAATCCATCTAACTGTTTGATCGCCATTGAGCAGGCGCAGAGAATGCACATCAGCCCACTTATGGTTATGCAGAACCTTTTTCTGATACAGGGCAAGCCAAGCTGGAGCAGTAAGTTTTTGATCGCGTCTATCAATGCCAGCAACAAATTCGACATGGAGTTGCAGTACGACGAAACCAAGGACAAGAACGGAAAACCTTATTCTTGCACTGCGTGGACTATGAAAAATGGTCGAAGAATTGAGGGCATGGAAGTTAATATGCAGATGGCAGATGATGAAGGTTGGACGAAGAAGAACGGTAGCAAGTGGAAAACAATGCCGCAGTTAATGCTTCGTTACAGAGCGGCATCATTCTTCTCTAGTCTGAATTGCCCTGAACTAACAATGGGACTTTATACCAAGGAAGAAATCGAGGATGGCGATTTCAAGGAATATCCGATGGAAGATTTACAGAAACAGGTCAAGCGTGATATTACGGAGAACGCCAACAGTGAGCCATTTGTTACGGCGGAACCTTGTTCAACCGAAAGTGCAGCAGTCGAGCCAGAGAAAGTAGCCGGAGAAGTTGCTGAGAATGACGAGAATGTACCGGACTTTATGAAAGATTAGGAGGTTTTCTATGAGAGTTATATCGCAGGACGGGACGATTGATATGCCATATGAAATCAGTTCTTTGAGCATGGCATATGAGAATGTTGAACACGCAGCTATCTTTTGCCACAACTCTTCGACAGCAATGGGAACAAAAATGGCTGAATACAGTTCCAAAGAAAAGGCGAAGAAAGCCATGGAAATGCTTAGAGTTGCGTATGCTGGCAAGTTTATCACAAATGCGGATATTCCAGATGATTTCAATGAAACGCTAAAGGCTGCTATGAAAGGCGGCTTTGGAACTGTGGTAGTTAAGGATACTTGCGAACGTGTGGAATTTAACAATCTGAATGGATATTTCCACTTTCCGGCAGAGGAAGAATTGGAGTAGGGTATGGGAAAACATACAATGTCAGACTTATATCAGATGCAGTCACTTCCGCTTTCTGCAAAAATAAGCATGACTGCACGTAGAATAAATGAATGGGTAAACGAATTTGGTGAAGATGGAGTATATCTGTCATTTAGCGGTGGCAAGGATAGCACGGTTTTGGCACACATAATCAGAGAAGTTTGCGGATATAAAAATATTCCTTTTGTGTTTGTAGATGTTCCAACACAATATCCAGAGTTAAAGGAGTTTGCCAAGACTTTTGATAACCTTGTGATTTTGAAGCCAAAGATTTCATTTGCACAGGTTTGCGAAAAGTATGGATTTCCGATGATTAGTAAGGAAGTGTCAAATTGCGTAAGTGGTGCGAGAAAGTATGTTAAATACCTTGACAGTCAAAAATCTAAAAACACAATCTTAACAGACAGACAGACAGACAGACAGACAATTCCGTATGCTTGCTATATGGCAGACCTGTTAGGAATAGACAGGAGAATAAACAAGCAGAACGAACAGTACAAGAGTTTGCAGATGGGTGTTATCCCTAGCGGTTCAGAATATAGGTTACGCAGACTGAATGGAGAACTTACAGATAGTAAAGGCAATTATAGTCAGTTTAATCAAGAAAAATATAAGTTCTTTCTTGATGCACCATTTGAAATAAGTGACTTATGTTGTGACATTATGAAGAAAAAGCCTGCGCACGATTACGAAAAGAAAACAGGCAGAAAGCCGATTATAGCGACTATGGCAAGTGAAAGCGTTATGCGTACACAGAAATGGCTACAGGACGGCTGTAATGCTTTTAATGTAACAAGACCGCATAGCAACCCTATGAGCTTTTGGACGGAACAGGATGTGTTGCTTTACATCAAAGAAAATGCAAGAAGTATGTCGTCTGACGCATATTACAGAAAAGTGATGAGATATGGAAACAAAGTTGTTTACCGCACAACAGGGGCAACAGCACTTTATCCTTTTAAAGAATGTGGAGCGATATGTTCCGTTTATGGTGAAGTAGTCACAGATTATGAAGCTATGGGACAATGCGAAAATCAGATGTCATTTGCGGATTTTGGGATTTTTGACAAAGAAAGACCATTGCTGAAAACAACAGGATGCCAAAGAACAGGTTGTGTACTGTGCGGATTCGGATGTCACTTAGAGAAAGAAAGCAGATTTTTAAGGTTGAAAGAAACACACCCTAAATTCCATAATCTACTTTACATCTTGAAAAACAATGGTGTGACATACGCAGAAGCTATTGATTGGGTAAACGAACACGGAAATATGAATATTAAGTATTAAGGAAAGTGAGGTGGTTTAAATGCTTATGCGTTGTTGCGGTTCATCATCGGCAGGCAACAGTTACGCTTTAATCAGCAACAGTGGCGAGATTCTTGCAATCGAAGCAGGATGCAAATTTCTTGATTTTAAGAAGATGATTGATTGGCGTATTTCTGATGTCGCAGGATGTATCGTCTCACATGAGCATGGTTAGGAGACCATGCACGATACATAAAAGATTTCATGAAATCCGGCATTCCGGTTTATACGGCGTTTGAAACACAGACAGCACTTGAAACCATAACCGGAGAACGTACAATAGCCATTCCACCGCGCAGAACACGGCAAATTGGCAGTTTTACGGTTACTCCCTTTAATGTACCGCATGATACAGAAATCGAGTGTTATGGCTATTTAATCGAGCATGAGGAAATGGGTAAACTGTTATTCTTGACCGACTTGGAATATTGCAAGTATGACTTTTCCGGTATGAAGGTTGAGCATATCATGGTTGAAGCCAATTACAGCATGGACTTGGTAGACAGGAATGAGCCAAATTACGAACACCGTTTGCGAGGTCATATGAGCCTTGATACGGCACTTAAATTTATTCAGACGAACGACAACCCAGCTTTACGAAATGTCGTTTTAATACACTTATCGGACACAAGCGGAAATCCCGCGTTATTCCTACAACAAACGAAAGAAACAATTAAATATGGAGCAAATGTTTATGTTGCAGAAAAAGGGCTAGAGGTTGATATGAACCTTTGTCCGTTTTGAAAGGAGAAAGCATGGAGAAATTCTATATCGTATCCAATGAGCGGTTTTTGAAAGAGATTAGAGATTTCAAAAAGCACTCAGAGGAAAGGCGGAAAGTAATAAATGAGTTCTTTGACAAGAAAGGGATTGCCGGCGAATACTATCAAATTTGCGGTGATGGCGCGATCAATGAACCTTTTAAAGATTTTCAAAAGGGCGAGATTCGATTGTATATCGAGTCTTGCGAGGAAAACAATCAGAAGTTCGGAAGGGAATTATTAAAGCCTACCAAGCTGTTTTGCGATTCGGATGTGATGATGCGGAAGTTTAGAACGAATAGTAAGACGCTAAAAGAGTTCCAGAACTTATGTATAGAGAGAAACATTGTAATCAATAATCATCCGATTAGAGTTGGAGATTATTTCAGAGAATTGCATATGGGCGACTACTCGGTTTCGAGATTCGAATACAACGGGAAAATGTATTTGAGAATGTATACATCAAGATATGATGACATTACACCGGAACAAGAGGGATTCAACGAAATCAAAGGCAGTGAGTATTTTAATTCACTTGAAGAGTTAGAAGAACAAAATTAGGTTGAAACACCTTGGCGAAAGCCTAAAAGAAACTATCTTGTTTGGCGAATAATAGTTATCACAAGCTTATTGTAAGCCATTGATTACTTGGCGGCATATCCCCCTATATGTCGCCTACGGAAGAAAAATTATGAGTGAAATTAGAATTTGTAAATATTGTTCAACAGAGTTTACTCCAATAAGGAGTACGCAAGTTTGCTGTTGCCGAAGATGCACAAGCAGGCTGAATCTCGCAAGGCATCAAGAAGCAAATGGCAAGGAAGTTTTTAAAAAACAGTGCCCTAAGTGCGGGAAAACATTTATGACAGTTGGAAGCAAAAGAAAGTTATGCCCAGATTGCGATGCAGTAAAGCGCAAGGAAAAGAAACTTAGCAATAATAAGAAAATCGACTTAATTAGCAAATTGGCGCGTGAATCCGGCATGAGCTATGGAAAATATGTGGCTATGCAGAGTATGAAGCCATTGGAGAGGAAGTGATTGGATGGGATATAAACACGGATTATCAAATAAATGCGGTAGATTGTACCCTCTGTGGAAAAGTATTAAATATCGTTGCTATTGCAAAACTTCTCGCGACTATAAAAATTACGGCGGAAGAGGGATTGTAATGTGTGATGAATGGAAGAATGATTTTCTAAGTTTCCACGATTGGGCGATCGCAAACGGGTACAAAGAAGAAAAGACGGATAAGGGATTGAACATTTTAACCATTGACAGAATTGATGTTAATGGGAATTACGAGCCTAGCAATTGCAGGTTTGTAACAAATGCAGAACAAGCTAAAAACAAAAGAAATAGCATTCCTATAGATGAAAAATTTTTAAAATGTCCTGTTTGCGGAAAGCAATTTGTGAAAAAGAAGAGAAATGGGCAAAAAACATGCAGCAATCACTGCGGAAGGATTCTTTATTACAGAGAGCATCCAAACACAAAAGACTATATGAAAATATGTCCTATTTGCAATAAATCATTTAACGCCAAAAGAGGCGGTCATTACAATGACGCGGTTTATTGCAGTAAAAAATGTAAAGATTTATCAGGTTCGCCTGTTTGGGAGCATAACGGACAAACCCATAGGGTTGTTGAGTGGGCTGAAATAGTAGGTATAAATGCACATTGCTTATTGCATAGAAAGGATATGGGTTGGACTATCGAAGAGATATTAACAACGCCATTGAGAGGTAGAAGAAAATGCCAAATGTAAATTATAAGCAGCTATATGCAATAAAAAAGAACAACGAGAAACGGATATTGAGCGTTTGTCCGGGAATGAAAAATCAGAGCGGAATTTATTTCTACACAAGGACTGATGAAAACGGTATATCTTACTTTTATATCGGTCAGAGCGTTGACTGCCTAGAGAGAAATATTTCACATTTATCCGGTTTTCAGCACATAGATCTTTCGATTAAAAAAAGAGGATTTTATAGTGAAGAAAATCCGTATGGATGGAAATTGGATTTTATCCATTATCCGAGAGAAAAGCTTGATGAAATGGAACAATATTGGATTTTGGAATATACAAAGAAAGGTTATCAATGCCGTTACAACAAAACGGCTGGCGGTCAAGGCGCAGGAAAAGAAAAGATAAACGAATTTAAACCTGCGAAAGGCTATTATGACGGCATTAAACAAGGCAAAAAGAGTCTTGCCAAGGAATTATCGCATATCGCTGAAAAGCACCTTGAAATCCGTTTGAAGCCGGAGAAACAGGGTAACAAAGTTTCTGAAAAACAGTATGAGAAGTTTATGGATTTGATTTCTGAAAATACATATGAGGAGAGTGATTAAATGGCGGAAGTCAAGTGGATTAAGATCACAACAGATGTCTTTGACGATGAAAAGATTCTGTTGATTGAGAGTATGCCGAGTGCGGATAGCATCATTACGATTTGGTTCAAACTTCTTATTCTTGCCGGAAAACAGAATAACAACGGTGTGTTTATGATGAGCAACAAGTTGCCGTTCACGGATGAAATGCTTGCTACCATTTTCCGCAGAGATTTGAACACGGTAAGGCTTGCTCTTAAGACTTTTGAAGAATTTGGAATGATTGAAGTTGTTGATAACGTGATAACGATTCCGAATTGGAATAAGCACCAAACGCTTGACGCTTATGAGAAGAAAAAGGAACGTGACAGGCTATATCAGCAGAACCGAAGAAAGAAGCAGAAGAACTTAATTGAGCAAAAATCGCCCGATAAATCGTCTGACGTCGCTGTTTCAGATAAAGAAGAAAAAGAAGAAGATAAAGATAAAGAAAATATAAAAGAAAATTCGCTGTCGCCCGATTCCGGAGATTTGTTTGATTTTGACGATGCTTGGAAAAAGACTTTTAGTATATACCCCAAGAAAACAGCGTATAGTACCTCTAAAACAGCTTGGATGGATAAAGTGCTAGAAGTTATCGAAGAGAACCAACCGGACATTGCACGGCTGTTATACAAAGCCACAGAGGCATATTTGAGTGACTATCAAGAAAAGAACCCGGACGATACGGATTTTCGGTACATTCCAAAATATGTTGATTGGCTGAAAAATGATTGCGACTATTGGTTGCAGATTGCAGAGAAACGAGGTGATTGCAATTGACAGAAGCAGAATTTGGAGTGATCGGGTGTGTATTGATTGACAATGATGTGCTAAATAGCATCTGGCGAACACTGAAACCGGAAATGTTTAGTTCGGATTTTGCACAGGACACATACAAGGAAATGCTTGCCATGTATGACCGGAATGAAAGTATTGATCCAATGTCTTTATCAATGGCACTTGAGAACTACAAATACACCCAGGAACAGATTAGCGAATTGATGAAATCCTGTATTACCGGAACAATCACTTCAACTATGGTTAAAAGCTATGCCGATGCGGTTGCGAAAGAATACAAAGTAAGAACGGTTCGTGACATGTATCAGAAATCCAGCTTAAAGCCATGTGACATTGATGATACAATCAGCGATCTTCTTACAAAACTTGAACATTTGCAAGAGGGAAAAGAAGTAAAGCTAAAGCCAATTAAGGAGATTGTTGGTGAGAATAAGGACAAGTATTTCAACGAAAGTGTTGGAGAGGGCGGTATAAGAATCGGGTTATCACAACTTGATGATGCACTCGGAGATCTTGAACACGGTGACGTAACAGTAATTGCCGCAAGACCAGCAGTTGGAAAATCAGCACTCACAACACAGATTATCGGAAATATGGCAAAAAGGGGACTTAAAGTCGCATATTTCAACTTGGAAATGAGCGATAAACAAGTGTATGAACGATTTATTTCAAGACTTGCGGAAATCGGCTTAACGAGAATCAGAAGAGCAAAAGCGTTTCTTGGCGATGAACAGGAAAAATTTAACCAAGCAAATGAGGAAATGAGCGATTATCAATTATTGATTGCATCCGGGACCGTATCTCCAAGAGAGATAAAGTCAGAATGCAGACACCAAAACTTTGATGTTATCGTTGTTGACTATCTGCAATTGCTTATGCCGGATAACAGATATTCCGGAAGAAACGAAGAAGTAGCATCAATTTCAAGGGGTTTGAAATCTGTTGCAAGAGACTTAAATACGCATGTAATAGCACTTTCGCAGATAACAAGGGCTTCCGAAAGCAGAGACACAAAAGAACCTACCATGGCAGAATTGAGGGAATCCGGAGCAATCGAACAGGATGCGTCAAACATAATTATGCTGTGGAATCTGTCAGACAATGACAAGGGAGCCAAGGGTGTAAAAATCGAAAAGAACAGACAGGGAATGACAATGCGTGAAGCAATGGAGTTTGACGGAGATCACATGAAGTTTGTTGAAATCGAAAAACCATTCAATGATGTTGTTGCGGAGATAAAAAAGAAAGAACGCGGGGACGGATTCAAGCCATACAATGGCGATTGTCCGTTTTAGAGGTAGTGGTTATGGCAAGTGCAAAGATTGAAAAGGGTTCGGAAGAATGGATGTTTTTCATGGATTTTTGGAAATTTCACCAAGACTACTACAAGGCGGATAATTGCGATGATTGGTACGTTGAAATGATGAATGCAGGAGAAAAACTCGTTGAAAAGTATTCTAAGACGGAATTTTCAGATTTTGCAAGAGGTTTGGTATTTGAACATTTTGCAGAAGTGGAGAGAAAGGCGAGAAATGAAGTATAGAACTAATTCAGAGAAAACGGCTAAAAGAAACAGAATAAGAAGGTCCGAAGAGATTAGAAGTTATTATGATTCAAAGCCGGAGAAACGCGATCCGAAAGCATATGAACGTTTTAAAGCCGAATCTACAAATTACGGTAGCGGAAAGTTATGCGAATACGGAGATAAGACAAAGGTGTGTGATCCGAGTTGCAGATTCTGGAATACCTGCATCAAGGGCAAACATATGTAATAGATACTGGAAAAATTAATGAATAGGAGAATATATAAATGAACGAAGAATTTTTATTAATCGTAGAAAGCTTAGAAAAATATAAGGATCTATTAGAAAGTAAAAATGATGAAATTTGTGATGGAATGACTGAAGGCGAAAAGAGAGCATATCAGTTAGGAATTACAAATATGTATGAAATGTTGAAGCAAATTATTGAACATGATCGCAACGAAGGTAATTATAACGTATTTGTTCCTGAGATTAAGGAAGAAGAATCTGGCGAATATGATTTAGTAGATTTTGTTAAATGGGATTCTAAGAACAGAGAATAAATAAGTATGAAATATTCCGAAAGAGTAATCGATCAGATAGTTACTATATGTTAATAGCATATCGGATAGAAGGGAGTACGAAAAATGAGCAACGCACTTAGAAAAAAGAAAAAGCCGACATTCTTTACTAAGAAAGACACAATGATAATCGGTCGGAATGACTTTGAATCAAGAAATACAGAACGTGTCGTAATCAAGTCGTATAAAGATTATCAGGCTATTGGTTACATAATTCTGCATGACAAGTTTGGGTTCGGTCAAAAACGCATGGCAAGGCTTGAACGTACAGTAAATGCATATTCCGAAGCTGCGGCAGAGGATAAAAACATGAACGGAGTAGCATTGGCGTATGTTCTGAAAGAAAAATATGAAGTGAATGTTAAAGAAATTGTAAATAGCGTACCGCAAAGCCAATTAATGAAGTTGTATGCATGGAAAGGGCATTGCATCGAACGTGAAGCATACAGGCTTTCCAGCGCATCGATGTTTAACTATATGTCATTGACCATGACTGCATTAAAGACGGTGTTTAAATTTACGAGGAAACAGTTGGCGCAGTTTTCAGAGAAGTTTATTGATTATATTGACACGTTAGCTAATTACAAGCAGTTTCAGTTGACGGTTCCGATGATTGCTGAAACGTTAGCGGATGAGATTAAGTTTGTATGTGATTTGGAGGTTTAATATGACGAATAAAGAAAAATACGGAAATGAGATTATAGAACTTGCGGTAAACAATTTGTCGCTTGGATTAATGGGCGGAAATCCAACGCTTTGCACGAAGATTAGATGTGAAGATTGCGATTTTAACGAAGAATCCACAGGCGAATGCAAAGGAGGCGCATACGGATTTCGCGAATGGCTTAATTCAGAGTATGTTGAGCCATCTGTTGATTGGAGTAAGGTAGCAGTCGATACGCCGATTTTGGTAAGAGATAGCGAAGAAAGTGCGTGGGAAAAAAGATATTTTGCAAAATACGAGGATGAAACGGTGTACGCATGGGAACTCGGAAGAACATCTTGGAGTACGTTCAGAAGTGATGGTATAAACGCTTGGAAAATGGCAAAGCTGGCAGAAAGTGAGGAGAAAAAACGATTGAGTGTATGAGAAATGCGGTGAAGAAGCCACAGGAAGAGCCTATGGGAATGACAGATGAAGCTAAAGAAGAAATACAAATAGTATTGTCATTGCTGAAATCTACACTTATGAAAAATCATGTCAGCATGGCAACGGACTCGAAAGGCAACATTTATTTTATCGATACCGATGCTTATGTTTTACAGAATAAGAAAAGCGGATTCAGTGTTAATATAAATGATTTGGTCAAATAGAAGGTGAGGTAGAACATGACATTAGATGAACAGATTTCCTTTTGCGAGGAAAAGTCCAAAAACATCAAACTTAAAACGGAGCCGCAGACGTTTGTAGATATTAAGAACAGCCTTGAAAAACTGAAAAGTCCTTGGATTCCGGTAAGTGAAAGATTGCCGGAAGATGGTGATGTAAGATTTTATATGTGCATCGTGGAGAACCACGAAGAAGACCTTCCTATGTTTTGCCAGTACGATGAAGGCTGTGGATTTGGTTTTTGGAGAGACTACTACGATGGAGACACCTTAGGATTTATCGATTCTGAATTTCAGACGAATGAAGAATTGGGATATGAAAAGGTAGTCGCATGGATGCCATTACCGGAGCCATATAAAGAAAGTGAGGAATAGGCATGGAGAGATTAACAGAACGGACAGCGGATGGAATCTTAGTAAAAGAGAATTACGAGAAAGAATCCTTAAAAACCTTGTATTCGTGCTATGGCGAAAAGCCTAATTCATATTATTCCAACTGTGAAGAAGGTTATTGTGCAATGGAGAAGTTAGCGGATTACGAGGACTTAGATGAACAGGGCAGACTTATCAAGTTGCCTTGCAAGGTGGGAGATAAAATTTTCCTTGATTTTGCAGGATTTGGAAAAGATGTAGACAAGTTTACAGTTAAGGACTTCCATTTGGATTGTTTTAAAAATGGAGAAACTATACTGTTTTGCGATTATGAATCAAATGACAGGACTTTATCTGGTCAAATTGATGTAACGGAATTTGGTAAAACAGTATTTCCCACAGAATCCGAAGCCGAAGCAAAACTGAAAGAATTGAGAGGTGGAGAAGATGAAAGTAGTAACAGTTAGTGATTTGATAAAAATTCTTGATACAAAAGAAAATAGATATGGTGCTACAGGAAAACCGAGAATATTGAATTTATCTTTAAATGGCAATTTTGCTGGCGATATTGAATCTGTAAAGTTAGATGGTTATGGAGATGGACTTATTACGGACGTGACGATGGAGATTACTACATCTAAATCCACAACAACCAATGCCGACAGGATAAGGAATATGTCGGATGAAGAATTAGCTGATACATTATTTAATAGTTGCCTTGAAGTTATGCATATAGATGAGTGCCCTTATGTAGATAATGTAGGGATGTGCAAGAAGTGTATACTTGAATGGCTTCAATCAGAAGCGGAATAGGAGAGACTATGGTTGAAAAGCCATTATACAAAAGCGTACCAACAATGAGAAATTATGAAGATCATATCAGCGAATGCGATTACACAAAAGGTTGGAATGACGCTATGGATTTTATTTTCCCAGAAGCAAAAAGAAGCGTGAAAAGGAAAGAATAAAGAAAAATATGTCCATAATCAAATAAATATTGAAAGGAGAGAATATGGAAGATAGATATTTATTCAAAGCCAAAAGGCTTGATAATGGAGAATGGGTGCAAGGTAATCTTATTCAAAGCTGTGATGCAACAGATGGATGGGAATCAATTATAATTCCTGTCAAGAATAGTAATATGTTTACAAAACATATTGGACATTGTTACGGAAACCTTGGATTTGAAAATTGGTACAGAGTTAACCCATCTACAATCTGCCAATGCACAGGATTGAAAGACAAGAACGGCAAACTGATCTGGGAGAATGATGTTGTAAAAGATCTCTTTAGTGACACATACGCACCAATTAGATATGGCAGTTATCAAAACTGTTTTGATAGCACAAAGGCAGAGCATATCGGATTTTATGTAGATTGGTCGGGGAAGTACACTAAAAATTACAGAAAAGATTTGGGTTATTTTATTCATATGGTTGATGCAGAGGCTATCGGCAACATATTTGACAATCCGGAGTTGTTAGAAAGTGAGGAATAATTGTGATTATGTTGGAATAGAACGTCTTGTTTGCATAATAGAACGATTAGAGAAAGGAAAATAAAAAATGTTGCCAGGAAAGACTTTTATAACAACAGATGCCAGTTTAAACAGAATTAAGCAAATTGAATATAACAAGGCAATTGATGATTTTGCAGAATCGGTCAAAAATTTAATCGTAGATTTGTCTGTAATCAGGTTTAAAGACATTGATGAGATAGCAGAGCAGTTAAAGGTAGGTGACGAAGAATGATGTTTCAATCGTACATAAATTTTATTCTGCTAATACTTATAGCAATCAGGTTAGATATTCTAACAGAATTTGGAGTTAATCTTTTTTGCATTCTGTCAGTTGTAGGGATGATTGGACATGAGATTTTTGATTATTTGAAAAGAGGAGATAAAAAACGATGAAGCTGATTGGTGCAGACGCACTAAAAGAATATTGCATGAATGCGAGTAAATCTGATGATGATTTTAGGAGAGTGAGTTTGGCAACATTGGAAAGCGTGATAGATGCACAGCCGACCGCCTACGATGTGGACAAGGTTGTGGGGCAGTTGGAGGACTATGGAAATGAAGAGATGTGCTACTATAAAAACACTCCATATGAAAAATGCATAGAAGAGTGCATAAACAAAGCAATTGAGATTGTGAAAGGCGGTGGAGCAGATGGCAATTAAACCAATACTATTTAACACAGAAATGGTTCGGGCAATTCTGGACGGACGAAAGACTTGCACCAGACGTGTGATAAAGCCACAACCACAATCAGGGCTATGTTATACATATGCAGGTAGCCACAAGGATTGTATAGGAAAATGGACATATCCAAACAGGGGAGCACACAAACTTTGGGGCGAAGAATATAAGCTTCCGGAAAATATAAAGGATGAGGAATTAAGCAAACGATGGAATCCGCCATATCACACGGACGATATACTGTACGTGAGAGAAACATGGAGCGAAGGATATGAAGATGGAACATATATTTACAGGGCTGATGATAAGCTGGCAGACTTGCCTACATTTAAGGAATCATCAAAACTGATATACCGTCCGTCCATTCATATGCCGAAAGGAGCGGCACGTATCTGGCTCCGGGTTACGGATGTGAGGGTGGAGCGGTTGCAGGATATTGACGGAAAAGGGTGTGTGAAAGAAGGAATTGAAGAAGAACATTTAAAATACGTCGGAGACGAGTTCGTAAAAGGTATGTTTCATGACCTTTGGGATTCAACCATCAAGAAATCTGATCTTGATCGTTACAGTTGGGATGCAAACCCGTGGGTATGGGTGATCGAATTTGAGCGGTGTGAAAAACCGAAAGGAGTGTGAGGTATGAGCAAGAGCAGGGGTAAATTAGCAAAGCCTACTGATTATAAGGATTATATCGGAAATGATAGTAAGGCACCGAATAAAGATTATTTTGGGGAATTATTCAGAGTATCAAAAAACCAAATTATATGGGGTGCAAATCATTTTATAAGCAAAATTCCATACGATAGCAGTTGTTGGATTGTTTGGGATAAAGTAAATGGAAACACAGATTTTGCAGATTGTGAACTTGCGTGGACTTCGTTTGATACTGCAGTAAGAAAAATATCATTTATGTGGAATGGAATGTTGCAGGGAAAGAGTATTTCAGAAGGTCATTTAATGCAAGGCGACAAAAGTAAAAACGAGAAAAGAATACACCCAAATCAAAAGCCAGTTGCATTGTACGAATGGATTTTAAGCAGATACGCAAAAGACGGAGATATTATTCTTGATACTCATGTAGGTAGCGCAAGTAGTTTAATAGCTTGCTATAACACAAATCATAAATTCGTTGGATTTGAGCTTGACGAATACTATTACAAAGTATCAAAGCAGAGGTTAGATACCGAAATGGCACAAATGAGATTAAGTGATTATATTTAACAGGAGAAATGGCTTATGAAATTTACAAAATTCATTAAGCCAGAACTTGAACAAATCAAAGAAAATGCCAATTTCACGGAAGAAGAGGAGAGGATTTTCTCTCTTCTCTGCCGTGGTTTTTCACAAAAGCAAATATCCACAAAAGAAAATCTATCACTAAGAACGATAGAGTACAGAGTGAGAGATATAAAAGATAAAATAGAAAGAACGGGGGTATTTGATTGGATGAAAAAGAACTGTTGAAATATGCCGTTGATAGTGGTATTCTCGACATAGCACTTGTGCAGAAACAAGTCACTATGCAAAAGAGAGAAAAATTACTCAACAAAAACCCTTATAAAATCTATCAAGGAAAGGATGAGAACTGGTACTCATATCTGCCGGATGAAGTAAAAGGCAGACGTAAAATCAAGGCAAAGCGCAGAGAAGCGGTCGAGCAGAAAATCATTGATTATTGGAAAGAGAGAGAGGATGACCCTACAGTAGCGGAAATATTCAATCGTTGGATTTCGCAAAAGATGGAACTTGAAGAAATCAGCAGGGCAACCTATGACAGATACTTAATGGACTTTCAGAGATACTTTGACGGTATCAAAGATAAGAGAATCAAAAGAATAGACGAATGCGACCTTGAAACGTTCATACGAAACAGCATCCATGATTTCAACATGACTTCCAAGGCATTCTCAAATTTCCGAACACTAATCTATGGAATCTTTAAGTATGCCAAGCGGAATAAGTATGTTAAGTTTTCTATTACATACACTCTGAAAGACATGGATATATCGCCAAAAGCGTTTAAGCACGTAGTTCGTCAGGCAAAAGACCAAGTATATATGCCAGATGAAAAGGAACGCATGGAGATGTACTTAAGAAATCACTTGGATATTGTAAACCTTGGATTGCTATTCATGTTTAAGACAGGAGTACGTGTCGGAGAATTGTCGGTATTAAAGCGGAAAGATGTTGAAAACTACACGGTTGCAATCAATTCTACAGAGACACGCTATCGCGATGATGATGGTTTTCACTATGAGGTCAAAGATTTTCCGAAATCAGAAGCCGGATTGCGATTTGCCATATTGCCGGATAAGTACAAATGGATTCTTGATGAAGTACGAAAGAGAAATCCCTTCGGGGAATATCTGTTTGAGAGAGACGGAGAACGTTTGAAATCCTACAACTTTCGTGAACGTTTGCGGTATATATGCGAACACGAACTGCGAATGAAAGTGAAATCTCCGCACAAAATCCGAAAGACATACGGCAGCATTCTTCTTGACGGAAAAGTGAAAGAGTCCACAATCCTTGATACTATGGGGCATACAGAAATTAGTTGCACAAAAGATCATTATTATTTTGACCGCACAGGAATTGAGGAAAAGAGACAGGAACTTGACTTAATCGAAGCATTATGAGTCCCTAGTACTCAAAAGTACTCAAAGAAAAATTGAAAGAATGGCTATTTTAAGCCATTTCAAGGTAATTACTTTAGGGTTCGATTCCCGTACGGACTGTTTTAAAAGTCGCGTAAACACTGTGTTTGCGGCGTCTTAAAAACTTTGGTACTCAAAATGGTACTCAAAAACTGAACACAAAAGAAAGGAGTCTGCGCAAGTGCTTTAGATTCTTTTCTGAAAATGGTAGGCTTGGAACGCTGTGGGCGTTCTTTTTTTATGCGGTTTTTCTGCTTATTTTTTGCGGAAGAACCGTATTTTTTTATGCAAAAATATAAGCATAGGAGGGATGCGGAATGTTATTTACGGATGAAATTCTTGAAAAAATCTTAACAAGAGAAGATGTGTCAAAGGTTCCGCTTGTGTATCAGTCAGCAATGATTCACGCAATCAAGGAAGTATTGGAGGAAGAGAATGTATCAGATGCAAAATCAGAATATGGCATTTAACCCAAACCCAAGCTATGCCGCATATCAGTATAACCCAATGCAGAGGTTTCAACAGCCAGAGCCACAGATTCCGCAGATGCAACCGCAGTTTCTTGGAATCCAAGGAAAAGTGGTGCAGTCGGAGTCGGCAATCATGGCGAATGATGTGCCTATGGATGGAAGCGTTGCGTTTTTCCCGATGCAGGACATGAGCGCAATCGTAGCAAAACAATGGGATGCCAATGGAACAATCAGAAAGACCGTTTACAAGCCTTTCAACGAGCAGATGGCAGATTCTTCGAGTGATGATAAAAGAATCGAAATAGGGCTATCTGATGATGCGACAAAGGCTATTACTGACAAATTAGATTGTTTGTTTGGAAAGATGGAAGAGTTGGAAGATAAGTTATCTTCGCAAACGCAAAGAAAATCTTCACGAACACAAAAGGAGAGTGAGTCTTAATGAATCCTATGCAGATGTTACAGGGAATGAAAAACCCACAGCAGTTTTTACAACAAATGATGGGGAATAACAGCGTAATGAGCAACCCTATGGCTCGCAATGCTATGCAGATGGCGCAGAAGGGAGATTCCAAGGGCATCGAACAGATGGCTAGGAATTTGTGCAAAGAAAAGGGAATTGACGCAGATAAGGCTTTTGAGTCGTTTAAAAGCCAATTAGGAATGTGATACTAATTCTTGCAAGATTATGTATATAAAAAATGAATTATGGAGGTAAATTCTATGTTTAACACAGGTAATTGTGCATCCGTTCCGCTTGTCGCGAACATTGACGGAAACGGAAATAACAACGGATGGGGCGCAGAAGGCTCATGGTTATGGTTCATTATCGTTATCTTCGCTATCTTCGGATGGGGTGGATTCGGTAACGGATTCGGAGGAAACGGAATGAATGGTGGTGTCGGAAGCGAAATCCAGCGCGGATTTGATAATCAGGCGGTTGTGTCAAAACTTGACGGCATTACAAACGGACTTTGTGACGGATTCTATGCAGTGCAAACCGGCATGAACGGCATCAACACAAACATTTTGCAGACCGGATTCGGCATTCAGCAGGCTATCAACGCTGATACAGTCGCTAATATGCAGAATACAAACGCATTACAGTCACAGCTTGCTAACTGCTGCTGCGAAACAAGAGAAGCTATCCAAGGTGTAAACTACAACATGGCAACTAACACTTGCGCTTTGCAGAACACCATGAACAGCAACACGAGAGACATTATCGACAGTCAGAATGCAGGAACACGCGCTATTCTTGATTATCTCTGCAATGAGAAAATTTCTAGCTTACAGGCAGAAAATAACGACCTTCGCAGAGCAGCTTCACAGGATCGTCAGAGTGCATTACTTACAACTCAGATGGCGGCTCAGACACAGCAGATTATCAATGCGGTAAATCCGTCTGCTATCCCGGCATATGTTGTGCCTAATCCTAATGCTTATGCATATGGATGCGGATGTAACACAGGATGTGGCTGCTAAAACTAAATAATTGAGTATCTTAATTGAGTTTAACTCGATCATGTCTGCTATGCAGTATTACTTTTGAATCAAAGGGCAGACTGTAATGTTTGCCCTTATTTTTATGGAAGAGAGGTAAAAATAATGGAAGTAACAGGAATTGCATTACAAACTGTTGCCGCTGGAGAAGATGTGGCATTCACAGAAACAGCAGTGAACGGAACAAAATGTATCGTACACAGACAGGGAAGTGGAATTATCAAGCTAAGAGGTATCACAAATCAGTGCAAGGCTAGATTCCTTGTGTCGTATTCCGGCAACATTCAGATCCCGACAGGCGGAACAGTTGGAGAGATTTCACTTGCAATCGCGGTTGATGGAGAGCCTTTGCAGTCAACAAAGATGATCGTAACGCCAGCCGCAGTTGAGAATTTCTTTAATGTATCAGCACAGGCATATGTTGATGTACCTTGTGGCTGTTGCAGTACAGTAGCGGTGCAGAATACGTCTACGCAGGCTATTGAGGTTCAGAACAGTAATTTGATTGCAGTAAGGGAGGCTTGATATTATGCATAAGTTTGCGAAACAGATTATGGATTGCGTGAAAGCCCACGTTGACGGAATCGGAATTGAGAATTTTGAGGGTCAAAACCTTGATGATCTTAAGGATTGGACAGAGATTGCAAAGAACATCGTATGCTTTGACAAGGACTATAACATTGTTGAAGCTATGAAGAAGTCCGAAGACAATGAAGATATTATGCGTATGCTTGAACAGTACGAGGATTATCCGGACAGAAGATTTTACGACCATTACCGCTATGCAAATGGCAGATTCGCACCGAAAGGGCGTGGAACACGCAGAGGATATGTAGAACCGCCGTATTATCATCAGATGCCTGAAGATTACCACGAATGGGAAAATATGCCGGAATACGACCGAATGAGAGACCTTGACAGAATGAGTATGGGAAAGATGTATTATTCAGAGCCTATGAGCGGAAATAATGGCATGAGTACCGGTACTCACGATGCAAGAGAGGGCAGAGCCGGTATGAGCCGGAGAAGCTATATCGAAACAAAAGAACTGCACCACGGAGATTCCGCGGCTGACAAGGACGCAAAGATGAAAGAACTTGAAAAGTACATGAAATCTCTTTCAGAAGATGTGACCGAACTGTTTTCCGGTATGTCCCCAGAAGAGAAACAGTTGACCAAGACAAAGTTGACTACGCTTGTCACGAAAATGTAATAGAGAGGGCATTTTGCCCTCTTTGTTTGCGAGGTGGTAAATTGTTCACGATAAACAATGAAATGTGGAATTTGGTCAAAGTATCGCGTTACAGCGATATGCTACAGAGAAGTGATGGAAGCAGAACGGTAGGCATGACCGATAGAGACACGAAAACGATATATCTTGCGGATGATCTACGCGGAAAATTCCTTGACCGCGTACTATGCCACGAATTATGTCATGCGTTTTGTCTTTCGTATAATGTATACATGGATATTGATACAGAGGAAATTGTAGCAGACTTCTTGGCTACATACGGAAGAGAAGTATTTGAAATAGCAGACAGACTATTGATTGAACTTATGGAGGTTGCATAATGGATAAAATTTCAGAACTCTTACAGTACGTGCACCGGACGAATCCGGAAATGACTAGGGAAAGGCTGATAGAAGAGTTGAGCAAAAGTGAATATGCGGCGCGGTCTTTGATTTTTACGAAAGAAAATTTTTCCCGCGCGCCAAAAAATATTTCGTAATTTTTTTGTACCCCCCTGGGGTAGCGTTTTAGGTTCGAAATTCCATTTTCACGGATTCTCAAAAACGCGTAACAAACGTGCAATTATCTCAAGATGTGTAGCTTTAATAGATTGATGCGGCGCGCCAGGGTTTGAGGGGTGGCGCACCGCTAAGCATAAATCGTGTACGGGCTATTGTAGGAATGCCTATACATTTAGATGCTATCATAGCAGGCGCGACAAGTCAATAGCTTTCTTTGTAACCGTCGTCGCTGTAACTGCAGTAAGTCTGCGTTGTACGCTCTGGTTCTTCCGTGATCGCGTTGTAGGTTGTCTGTGTGATCTGCAGCCAATCGCCGCCACGCTGTACGGTTATTTTTAATTCTGGCGATTCTAGCCACTCTACACCCTCAAATTTTGAATAGCTGCAAAGTTTGCCGGATGCCACCGGATAGCCAAGGGCAGACACACGGCGCATAATTTCGCGTTTGCCGATATACTCATATTTTGCCATGTTCGCCACCTCCAGACGTTCCGCGCTCACTCATGCATATATTTATACACCCGTCGCGCGTTAGCTGGTTAACGATCAGCCACGCTTGCAAATCTCCATGCGCCACACGGCGCACAGTTTGCCCGTTAAGGCTTGCTTTAATATCATAGGTCATACGCTTATGCCTCCTTATATTGTGTTTATTTGCCAATGTGCGTGTGGGTGTCAGCACCCACAGAAGCCACGCCGTCGGAATCAAACCGGCTCACAACGCCACCAGGCACGCGGAAAGGGGCGGAAGAGTACCGCCCTAAGTGCTTTATTTTGCTTTTTTAACCGATATAATACAATCATCGGTTTTATCCTTTGGCGTGCCGTTGCCACTGATCTTAACAATTACTTTCTGCCCGTCTTTAAAATGCAAGTCCGTGTCCGTGTCGGACATTTCCCAGATGTTCCCATCTGCGGTATAAATGTCAAATCCTTTCCCGGTGAGCTTTTCGCCGTCCTCGTATGCGTAGGTATAACTAAAATTCCGTACGGTTCCGCGTACTTTGTAGGCGCGCGCCGTCTTTGCAATTGCTGTAGCTGGTGCAAGGTTTACAAGTGCAGTTGTTGCCAATACAATGGCTAAAATTTTCTTTTTCATTGTTCAATTCCTCCATATTCTAAATTTTTCCGGTTATCCGGGTAAAAGCAAGCCGGGGAATCGAACCCCGGTAAACGCCGACGCTTGCTTATGCGTTTACTTCCGCTCTTAAAATCTCGATAGCTTCGTCTGTTGTGTGTTCTCTGTACCACTTCCAAGGCTTGCTATACGCCTTCGCCAGCGCGAAATCTTCTTGAGTTTCTAAAAAATAATCCCTAACTTTCAAAAATGCTTTCTCAGCTTCTTCTAATTTATTCATACGATCAACCATCCTTTCGTTTTGCGCCCTGTCTCATCGGTGCAGGTGGGGCAGTTCCTACAGACCGCCGGGTGGCGGTTTCGACTATTCGCAAATTCTGCGGAAAATTTCAATTGTAAGTTCTGCAGCAGCTCTTTTTCTGTCTGCTGTATAGCCTTTGCGCTTACTTTTTAATGCTTTTTCTTCTTGCTTAAGGTTTCCAACTCCCCATGATGCCGCTTTATCAAGTTTTTTCCATTCGTCCGGTGTAACTTTTACGGCTTTAAGTGTTGCCGTGTTGATCTCGTAATTGTCTTTGTCTTCCGGGTGTAAATCTTCGCAAACCGGAATATATTCATGCGTTCCCATGTTTTCGCCGATATTCCAGACAAAAAAGCGAACAGGGATTTTCTCAACGATTTCAAAAATATCAGTTTTTTCACAAAGTGTAGAATTGCTATAAATTTTGTTGTTTTCAAATTTTAACGTTTTCATATTTTCCCTTTCTGGTCTGCCATCATCAGAGCCGGGAGACCATCCCGCGGCTGACGCTCCAGATCGGAGCGTTTCGGCTAAAATTTACAAGGCTTTTCATAATTGCGACTGTTTCGCCTGTGCTTTTAAGAGTTCCCCAGCCGTTGCTCTGGTCGTTGACTTTCTGCCATTCTGCCGTTGTTGTAGCCATATACAAGGCTTTGCATTTCCTCGGCTGTCTTTATGTTGTTTGGTAAATCATATACGCATTTTGTTCCATCTGTTAAAGTTCCTATAATCATGTTGTAACCTCGCTTTCGTGTTTCATTTGATATACTAATAATACACGATAATAGATTATAATACAATTGACACAATACACGAAAATAGACGACGCAAAACAGCAGTTTATTGTGCAATATGATACATGAAAATAGACGTTGACATGGTGTGAAAAATCTATTATCATATATAAAAAGGAAAGAGGTGTGGCGCATGGCGAATTATGGTACAAACGGATATATTGACTTTTCCAAGCTGTGGAATATCTTAGATAAGAAAGAATATAATAAACAGTGGCTAAAGAATAACGGAATCCATTCTAATACTGTAGCGAAGCTGACCAAAAACGAAAATGTAACTTGTGAAGTTATATGTAATTTATGCAAACTGTTAAATTGCCAGCCGGGCGATATTATGGAATATAAAAATAATTAAAATACATGAAAATAGACTATTGACATATACACGATAATAGACTATAATACAACCATGGCAAAGAAATAGAGCAAAGGCGAAAGCCAAGAAAGGGGAACGGCATATGAAGATCAAAGGAATCGGAACAATCAGCAAAGAAAAAGCTATGGAGATCTTGACCCGAGAAGGACGCGAGGCTGTAAAATCCGGAGAGATCACAGCAGAAGAACTTGGCGAGATGTACAAGCTGGAGATGGTAAAGAAAGCGTCCAAGATCGGTCGCAACAGCGATACATTCCGGGAGTCTTACAAGTGGATTCCGGAAGAACTAAAAGAAGAGTTGATACCAGAACAGCTTGGGAAACTCGTAGATAGCTTTTATGAGTGCTACGGAGCAGGGAAGAATGCATAAACAAAGCACATAGGAGGAAATAAACATGAAAAGAAATGATTTCAAAAAGATTATAAAAATTAGAAGCCAGTGGCAATTTACAGGCGATAATTATAAGTTGCCAAGCGGTGAGCCGATTTCCGTATATGTCAGAAAATTGGTTGAATCGCAGATGAATGTCGATAGCTTGGCAATATTGAAAAATGGGGATTTGTCTTTTGCGACCGGAGGAAAGTGGAACGACACAACAAAAGAGTTTGAAGGTTATGTGCTGATGCCTGCATTTCAGGAAAATGAGACTTGCGAGTTTGACGAAATGGAAAAACGCATTGACGCATTGGTTTACGAGCTGGTCCAGAAACAATAAGAAAGAGAGGAAAACATTATGACAGCAAATGAGGTATTAAACAATTTAAAGGCAATGATCGGAAAAGAAATAGATTTTGACGATGTTGTATGTGCGTTTGAAGATTTCGAGGAAGGTGGAGAAACAAACGTATATGTGGGAGAGAGCAACAATAACGGATATGATTATATAGCATACATTGACGCTCCGGAATCCACACAGTTTTTAATTAAAGTGAACCAGGAGAACGTCATCGAAGATGTGTGGATGTAATGGATGAATATATTCGTTTTAATGGAAGCCGTGTAAAAAATATACAAGGACAGCATTTCGGGCATTTGATCCCACAGAAAATAGTGGGGATAAAAAACAGATATGCAGTTTGGGAATGCCTATGTGATCTATGTGGTGGCACAAGAGAAGTGTCTGCAAAGCGTTTAAACTCCTGTAGCAACACGACGATGTGCGAAAAATGCACTAAGCAAAAGAGGAAAGAACAACTAAGTAAAAGCCGCGGCGAAAATACAATTGCTTCCCAGGATCTTACTGAGAAGCAATTTGGATTTTGGAAAGTTTTAAAAAAGGGCGAACGTATAAATAATATCCAAATGTGGGAATGCAAATGTAAGTGCGGTACCGTAAAACAGGTTTCTGTTTACAACTTAATAAGCGGAAGGAGCACAAATTGCGGATGCATTGCATCTTATAACTTAATTGGGAAGCGCAGTGGTATGCTAAAAGTGATCGGAATCTCAAAGGAGGGGGGATTGCACTGTATCTGCCAATGCGATTGCGGGAATGTAATTAAATGCACGGCGTCAGAATTTTGGTGGAAACGATCTTGCGGTTGCGCCGGAGAAATAGAAAAGGAAAAGCATACTAAAGTATCCATTGCTTTATATGGGAAAAAAATCAGAACAGATAATACATCTGGTGTTATTGGCGTCCGTAGAGCCAACGGAAAATGGGGAGCGGCAATTACATTCCAAAAAAAGGTGTATTGGTTGGGCACGTTTGACAGCGTTAAAGACGCAGCAAATGCGAGAAAAGAAGCAGAAAACCATTTATACGGTGACTTTTTAGAATGGTACGCGGAAACGTTTCCGAACGCAAAGAAAAATATTAAAGACAGAGAAAAAGCGAGTGGGAAAGATTAAGCATCTTTCCCACTCGCTTTCATTATTCGAAATGCTATTGTTTCAATCCGTGGCCGCCGGAATCGCTGGCGGCACCGCATCGGCAAGCATCCATGCCGTGCGACTTGTCTATACTCTATCATCAGATCGGACAAAATGCAAGTAAATATTTTCAAACAAGGGGTAGCTTTTCCGGCTACCTTTTTCTTTTTGTCATGTCCAAAATCAACAACGCGTCCGGGAATATCTTACAAAATCTCCGAAAAACTGTAAATAAATTATAAAACTTTTCTTAAATTTTTATAAACAAGGATAGGCTCGCCAAGTCTTTGACAAGTCCCAAAATGATAGAATAGTATTAGTTTTTGGCAAAAATCGTCTGACAATCGTCTGACATAACACGACACAATCGTCTGACGTCGCTTTTTCAGAACTATGTTTCTCTTTCTCTATCTTTTTCTTAATCTTTTAGATTAATAATAATACACTGTATTTAAAGCCTATGAGTTGTAGAGTAAGTGTATATCCGCATATGCGCGCGGTGTAAGTATATAATACCACCGTAAAAAAATAAGGCTTGACTTTAACCCCGAAAATAGTGTATACCAAAAGCAGAGAGATTAACAGATTGGAGGTGTGAAATATATGCAGGATATAGAGAGTGTAGATATTACAAGGCTTATAGTGGATCTAGGTACAGTACAGATATATACATCAACCGTACAAGATTTAATAGACAACGCTTGTATAGAATTTCACATCGACGATCTTTTAAAAGCTGGACAGAGACAATGGAAAGCTGTTATGTACTACGTGGGGAAAAGATTATTCCCAGATACAAAAGTATTAAAAGACAAGAGGTTGTATAGTACAGGCGTTGCAATGACTAACTATAACCGATACGACTATGGAGTATTAGATATACTTTGCAATTATTATTTAAATCTATCAGACAGATACAGCAAGTTAGTTAGTGCAGTAGCATTTAGCTACTTTTGTAATATACCGACAAACACAATAGATATATGGGCTAGCGATGAACCAAGTCAGGGAAGTTTCAAGATATGGCAAAAATTGAGACAAAATCGCAAGGATTGTATCCTCGATCGTGCATATGATTCTAATAGCCCTGTAGGTGCTATGTATGTTGGAAATACGGACTTCCCACAGGAACTAGGTACAGATATGGGGCAACGCAAGGCAATCACAGCACAGGAGCTACCAAGATTGGACGAGAAAAAGAGCCAAGAATTGCACGCAATTGATACACAATTCACGGATGCAGCGGCAAATAATACAGCTTAAATTGTGTGTGATTATTCTACAATTCACAAACGTAGTAATATCAAGGGTTGTAGCGTTTTAACTATTCGTGAACTATTCGGAAAAGTGGAGTTAAGCGAATAGTTACACCTAGGGCATATAGAATTGTGCTAAGTGTTTGAGAATGATAAACAATTCTAGCAAAGCAAACGAACCAAGCAAAGCAGCACAAACAATGGTCCTGAATACATGGGGAGGGGGTCTGACAGAAAGGCCACCGGGCGGCTACTAAGTCCCTTAAATACCTCAAAAAATAAAAAGCCTTATTCAACCAAAGGAGTATACATGAATCCACTGAAAATTACAGAGCCGATAAATTCTACAGACTCAAAAGAATTTCAAGAAGAGGTAAACAGAGTAATAAAATCACTGTCCGAATCTTATCGTGAGATAGTAGAAATTAAATATTCTACACACGTATTCAATGGCTGTAAGAAAGGTTATAGTGCAATAGTGTTTTACCGATAGCAATAAAAGACACTTATACAACAGACCCATTGACTTTCATCGTAAATAGGCTATAATAAATTTATAACAATTCACTTTCACGTTGCGAATCGCAACTAAATTTCCAAAAAAATTTTTTAAAAACAAAAAGAGCGTTTCGGACAGGAGAATGATATATGACCGGAAATGAGTATCAGTCATTAGCCATGCGGACAAACGATCGCAAAGCAACAGGCAGAATGCTTGAAAATATTTTAACGTGCGATATGAAATATCTTCTACAACAAAATTTGATTGCAGAAGACGAACAGCATCTTGATTTTGGCGGAATCTTTAATGCTTGCCTTGGACTATCCGGTGAGGTCGGAGAGTTTAACGACATAATCAAAAAATGGATTTTCCACGAGAAACAGCTTGATATTGACCATGCTAAGAAAGAAGCTGGCGATATTTGTTGGTATCTTGCAATGCTTTGTGAATCCTTCGGCTGGAGCCTTGATGAAATCATGCAAATGAACGTAGACAAGCTTAAGGCGCGTTACCCGGAAGGCTTTGACATTGAAAGAGCAAACCACAGGGCGGAGGGCGATGTGTAATGACAGGACGTAAAGAATGTTGCGGCACATGTAAATATGGCTCATACGACAAAACAAACGGCTATGTTTGCGTGAATGACGAAAGCGATTATGTTGCTGATTTTGTAGAATTTAACCATGTATGCGATGAATGGGAGGGAAAGAGGCAATGACAGTAGTTTCGCAGAAAAAAGATTTTGTGTTCGATTTCGATTCACACGTTATTGTGCAAAGGGGAGAATACATATATTTTCACATTGACGGAAGAGACGTTGAGATTGGAAAATACGAGTCGCATGAACGCGCACAAGAGGTACTTAAAGAGATGATTGAAAAGAACGTTATAGAGGTTGCCTATTATATGCCGGAGGTGTAAAAAATGGATATTATCAAAGCAATTATATCAACACTTGATTTTCTGTTGATCGTATTATTTTTAAGTTTTGCGATAACAGAACGAAAAAACAAAACACAAACAGTTGGGTTTACTTCTCTTTCCCTGCTGATTGGCTCTAACATACTTTTGATGTGGTGCTGATATATAATTGGGCTATCGCCAAACGGTAAGGCACAGGATTTTGATTTCTGTATTCGTTGGTTCAAATCCAACTAGCCCAGCTTGACCGTTTGCAAGTAGGCGGTCAACATATGCTTATTCATAATAAGGCATATATGAACCCATTGGCGTTGTTTCAGATATTGGGTTCTCCTTTCACCAACTAGGACACTTTCTGTTAAGGGCGGTGCGAGACCGTCCGGTTGGTCTATATCATGCGTCTATCCAACGGCGCATGATCGTGTAACGCATAGCACGTAAAACATATTGCTAACCGTCTTGTGGCGGTTTTCGGGGATGGTAAGAAAGGTTATTTGCCGAAGTAAGACGCTTCGTGAAACTGATAGTCGAAGGTTTCAAATGCAAGGTTCGATTCCTTGCTCCCTGACGAGCGAAAACATCCATTTAGTCCCGCGTAACCGGTTTGCGAGATTATCCTAGGTTATTTGGATGTGAATAGCAAAGACTTAAATTGCGTCACAGCAGGCGTGGATTGGTGTCACAATCGACCGCGTGTCTTTGATCGGTTAGTCAAGTGGCCAAGACACCACCCTTTCACGGTGGTAACACGAGTTCAAATCTCGTACCGATCACTGTATTGGGATTTAATTCAGTGGTAGAAGACACGGCTTATATCCGGGTTGTCGCGGGTTCGATTCCTGCAATCCCAACGAGAGGTCTTGCGTATTCTTTAGCGGAGTATGAGAGTGGTTATAAAAGAAACGCACAACAAACAGGCTGTGAGTAGGAAGTACAACAAAAGCAGTTCAGGCAGGACAACTCGAAAATATCCTTATGCATTTGGTAGCCTTTGAGCGAGTGCATCTTGTCGAAAACTACATAGGTCCGATACTAATACAGTTCATTTAAACAATCGGTGCGAGCATGGTGCAGAATGGTTGTTCGATTCCACCTGTGAGCGTAGCCCAGCAAAAAGGTACTCACCGTTTCTTTACCTATTTCTTGGCGATACAAAGAAAATTCGGCAGTGTTCCCATAATGGTATTGGAACGGCTTGCTAAGCCGCCGGGCGTTTATTTGCCTTGTAGGTTCGAGTCCTACACACTGCGCTAACTTACGACAGGGGTGAACCTTGCCGTAAGCGGTAGAAAGTCCGCATGAAATTGTACAAAAGTAGCGACAAAAGCAATTTCGAGTGTAGCGGTTTCGCTATAGCCGCTATATTTGCCGTGTGTCCGGTTGGTCGAGGGTGCTGTCTTGAAAACAGTCTGGATGTAAAAGTCTCTGGGGTTCAAATCCCTAACACGGCGTGCGTTGCTGAAGGATGCGACCAGTGGTTGCTATTGAGAAGCGAAAATTCTAGAAAGTAACTTTGTTGAGATAGTGACAAATCCTCTTGTTTTGGAAAGAAATGAAAAAGTTTGACCGTTTCAAGTTTCAAAAAATCGTGACAACTTTATGTGCGCTTGTCTGTTGGCCAGAATGAGGTCTCCAAAATCTCTAACGAAAGTTCGATTCTTTCCGGGCGTGCTTATCTTTATCTCCACTTAGTCGGGTACTACTGCAATAGTTCCGGTCGATGGGAGACTTATGGATAGTAGCGGTATAATTGGTAACAGAAAACCCTTCCGTGATTAGAAATTGCAGATTTGAAAGCGGTTGGCATGGTTTTGGCTGACAGGGTTCGATTCCCTGTGCCGCTATTCGATGATAAAAACATTGTGGAATATTTATATCAAACAAAAGACACGGAATCTCACGAGGATTCCGATTTTTGCTATGATTGGGGGGCAAATTATGACAAACTGCTTAAATTGCGGAATGCTAATACTTGATTCCGAAGTTAATAACTGTCCTTATTGCAAATGTCAATTCCTATTTAAACAGATTCCGGCAAGGAACGTCCCAGAAAGTCAGACGGATAAGGTAGAAACGGCAATATTTGAAAACGTGGTATTTAATAAAGGGGAGGGGCGTAAGAATGTGTGATTTTTGTCGGTATAAAAAGAAAATCATTGATGGTAAAGGAAATTTAGTCCTTTTTGGAGCTGAAAATAACATGATTTTCGACAATAGCGATGGAAAAGAGGTTGCAGGAGCCGTAAAAATTAATTTTTGCCCTATGTGCGGTAGAAAGTTGGTGGAAGAATGAAACATCAAAAAGAATGGCGCACTTGCGACAGGTGTGGTAAAGAAATAATACGCTGCAATAAAGAATATGCATATATTAAAACAGAAGAGATAAAACCTCTTCAAGAAGAACGAGAATACATAGCCGAAGATCTGGCAGAGGAAGTGTTGCCAATGGTTATATGGAGAAAAAATATACAATACGACCTATGCCCTAAGTGTAGAAAAGAGTTTAAGAGGTTTATGAAGAATGAATAACATTGACAATCCCTTATCAGAGTATCAACCGACATCTAAAGAAGTGATGATAAATTTTGGAATAGATATTTCAAGAGAAGTGGTAGAAAAATATGCTTTGGAAAAGTTTGGCAGACTGCCACAAAGCCATATTGAAATGGCTTCCGCTAGAGACTCTAAAATAATTGGGGAAACAAGGAGGTTTATGAGAAATGACAGTTAATATGGGAGCCAAAACCTATGAAATGAGCCGCAAGCAGGCAAAAGCTATCCTTGGAACGACTAAGAAACTTGCAAATTGCAACATATACGGCATTGAAAAAGGTAATGTGGTGATTATGCTGAATGAAAAGTATGAGGACGATATGAGCCTTAAAAAAGCCGTAGAGGAGTATAAAAAGAAAGGGTTTAAGGTGCATTGGAAATGAGCGAGAGAATACATTGCCTTATTTTTGACAACAGGGTAAAACATAATACCAGAAAATTGTACGAAAAAGAGATGATTTTTTACATCAAGCATTTTCTTAAACACAAAAAAGAGTTCAATATGTCATATTTTGACATCATAAAACAGGCGAGAGGAATTGCTAAAGGACATTGCGAGTTATGGCTTGAAGTTCAAGCAATTCATGACGCTTGTAAGGGAATCAGATATTGACTTAAAACTTATTATTGGGGGAATAAATGAAGAAAACGCGTTCAAAAATCATAATTAAAACCAGAAAAGGCGGTTACACAAAGATTTATGCCAATGGGAAATGGCAGAAGAAAGTATGTGTTATTGACTATCGCGCAGAATGCAGCAACAAAGATGGTATAAAGGTTACTTGCGAATTTGACAAACTGAAAACTGATAAAAACGGTTCGGCTATTTACGACCCGGAAAAAGAAGAAATTGCAAAAGAACACGTAGTTGCAAGAATTTAGGGGGCGAGATTATGAAGAAGAAAATTATAGCAATCGCATTAGGATTGACATTGTGTTTAGGAATGACCGGATGCGCATCGTGGGACAGATTTGTGGTAAATATGAAAAGCGATGTAAATGGAGGTATGCAGAGAACCATTACTGTATACACGGCAGATGGTAAAGAACTTGCAACATATAAAGGCAAGATTGACCTTAGCACAAACAACGGTGGATATGTTAAGTTTGATTTTAACGGCAAGAGATATATCTACTACAACTGCTTTGTAGAAAGCATTGCGGATATAAAATAAATAACAATTCAGACGAAGAAAATAGTCTTTAAATAATTTCCGAAACACTAAGAGGTGCGTACAATATTGGTGTGCTAAGAATAGCTTTTACTACTGACTACGCATATTACCGGCTACAGATTGATTGTAGTCGCTAACCTAGAAAAATTATAGGCAGAGGTCAAGGCACTTCTGCTTTTGCGGAGGTGCTTTTTATTTGGCAAGCATTGAATTGATAAATCAACTAAAAAGTAACGACAGTTACTTAAAACGCAAAGGGATACATCAAATTGTTGTTGATGGTGAAGCTGAAAGAGTATCAAATGCATATGTTTCATCTGTAAGGCGTGGAATTTCTGATAAAGATATTCCGTTTTCCCTTAAATTATCCAGCAGAGTTAAAAAAATTATAGATAGTCTTATCTTTGAAATAACAGGATTTCATATACCGGCAATGGAATACTACTGTTTTGAAAACGATATAGAATTTCAACTTTTAAATGACTACTATGAGATTTTATTGCTTGAATCTCCGTATCTTGTTGATAGTTTTTTTAGATACATAGAATTAGACACAAAAGATCCATATAAAAGATTTTATTTTCCGCGACAAAAAGTTTTAAAGCCGGTTGTATCAGCGTATCAAGAAATTTATGACGGGAAATTGGATTTTCTGTCTGTATCGCAACCGAAAAGAACCGGAAAAACAACAGGCGGTTTGAAATTGGCGGAGATGATGGGCGGACGCGACCCGGACGGAAGCATATTCGGTGTCGGAAAAGGAGAAGGACTTGTAAAAAGATTTTACGGCGGTTTATTACAGGATTTTGAAACAGAACAAACATATAAGCGATTCTTAAATGTTTTCCCGGAAGCAACAAAGATAGGCGAAAAGGACTATAAAAGTGCTGAAAATCTATCAATCGACCTTAAGAGCAAAAATATCTTCCCGACATTTACATGCCGTCCGATTGATGGTACAATCGTAGGATGTACCGAAGCAAATGTACTTGTCTATATTGATGACTGCGTTAAAAACCATGAGGAAGCGCGAAATAGAGATAGATTAGAGTTTCTTTGCGAGAAAGTAACAGACGATGTTCTCGGTAGACGATTAGAGGGAACACCTATTATCATACAGGGAACGAAATACAGCTTGTATGACCCAATTACGGCTTTACAAAATAAAGCTGATGAATTGGAGTGGAGATGGAAAGAAGTTGCTATTCCTGCACTTGACCCAATCACAGATGAAAGCAATTGGGAGATTTATCGAAAAGATAAAAAGGGATTGCGGAAGATATTCACAACCGTTTACTACCAAAAGGAACGAAAACTTGTTTCGGAAGAAACGTGGGCGGCAGAGTTCCAACAAGAACCATTTGAAGCAAAAGGGCGAATGTTTGCGGAGAATGAGCTTAATTATTTTGAGGAACTTCCTGTTGATCGAGAACCAGATGCAATTATGGCGGCTTGTGATAGTGCAGATAAGGGAGAAGATAGCTGCTCAATGCCGATTGGCTATGTGTACGGCAACGAGGTTTATATCGTAGATGTAGTGTTTGACAATGCCGGAACACAGTTTACAAAGCCGGAATGTGCAAATATGCTTATTAAGCACAACGTAAAGACGGTTACATTCGAGAGCAACAGTGCCGGAGAATACTTTGGTCGAGATGTAATGGACATTGTAAAAAAACAAGGCGGAAGATGTAGTGCAAGGTTCAAGTTTAATTGTTCAAACAAAATAACTCGAATGGAAAATGCGAGAGACAACATCATTCGTGATTATTATTTCCGCGATTTCAAGAAAATGGACAGGCAGAGCCAATATTACAAGTTTATGAAAGAACTTACGACAATGACAAGAAGTGGAAAAGTAAAGCATGATGATGCACCGGATTCAGTTGCTTTGTTTGAGAACGAGATGCGAAGCGGAACGCAAGCAAAGGTAGAAGCGGCAGTAAACCCATTCAGGAGGTATTAGGATATGACAACAGACAAATATCTTTCACAGATAAGCAGAATTGACCATGCGATTGCAAATAAGCTTGAAGAAATAAAAAGACTATCCGATATGGCAACATCTATATCCATATCCCCGAAAGAGGTGGATGTGCAATCATCCGGCAATCCCGACAAAATGGGGAGCGCGGTATCGAAGATTGTTGATTTGCAGAATGAGATTCAGACACTTGTAGATGAATTGGTTAATAAAAGACGAATTATCATATCGCAAATTGACAGCATGGATAATACAGATGTGTATATCGTGCTTTCATCACACTACGTTAATGGAAAAGATTGGAACTTGATTTCCGTTGAGATGAAATATTCCTACAGGAACATTATGAAACTTAGAAAAAAAGCATTGCGGGAGTTTGAAAGGCGTTATGGACAGCTTTACTCTGAAAAGAGTGCATAAAAGTGCACAATAGTTCACACTCTTTCACAACATTTCCTAAAACTTGCATGGTATACTAAAAGAGTAGAAAAGCAAATTCCTACAACCCCCAAAAGCATATAACCCGTAAAAGACACTGTCAGAAATGGCGGTGTTTTTTATTTACAAGAAAGAGGTTGCTATGAAAAAAGTAACTATATATTGCCCG